GTTAAAAATGTAGCTAAGGATGAGATGATTAGTCAGATTGTTAAAATGAACGGAAGTGATGCCAAGATTGATGGAATCATTCAAACATTAAACACTATAAAGGTAACAGAAGCATCAAAGATTGAGTTTATTAGAGACTTGGTAGATGGAGGCCTAGTATCTTCTCCTGACTTACAAAAATCGTTAAATGTAAGAGGAAGAAAGGTTAAAAACAATGGAGAGATAAATAGTTATTATGAACCGAATGTAGGGTTTATTAGAGACGAAATCATCAAGTATGTGGCCGAGAAAAGAGCAGCTAAATTAAAGTAAAGTATTAAGTATCTTTGTAAAAATATAGAAAATGGCAATATTTCAAGCAGATTTAAAGGTAGACGTAGCATACGATGCTACTAGCGTCACCTTTACCGATAATAGCAACTATGGTGGCACAGAAACCTCTGGAGGAGGGGCTGCTATAAACACATCTAATGTGACAGCTAAAGTGGTAAGAGTTTACCGTACAACAGACACGGTGACTCCATTCAAGACATTCACATTTACCAATAGTGCAACTATGACTTTCGTAGCTAGTGGGAATAACAATTTACCTAGCGGAGCTTATAGATTTGAGTTTGAGCTTACAACGAATGGTGTAACACTTACGGCTGCCCAAAAGCAGGATTATGGTGTATACCCAATCAATGTGACTGAGAAGTCAAAGTACCTAAAGGCTGTGTTAAATATGAAGAATAGTCAGACTTTAAGAGATGATAAGGTGTACATGAAGAACTTGACGCTATTTGCGGCTGAGTTAGACCTGTCTGATTACATGGCTGAGCTAGGAGACATCCAGTCTAGCCAAGATGCAATAGACAGAATTAATAACTATGTAGTAAAATTATTCTAATGTATACAAGTACAGAGTTAAACAACATAAGAAATTCTGGCATTAGATTATGGTCAGCATGGGCTAAAGAGGGTTATTCTCAAATGACTAATACTCTTAACCCTGACACATATGACCGTCAGGTAATGTTTTATTTAGTAAATGTAGCTTTAAAGTTCGCAATAGACACAGACCAGACAGACGAGGCTGTTCAACTAGTAAATCTACTTGTTGCAATGGATTCATTTGCTGATGGAACTAAACTTGCGTTCCCAATCATATAGTATGCCATCATTAAATATAAATAGCTTAAACATAACAGAGGAAGGCAACTCAGTCTCTGGTGAGGGTAATGTAGGGGTAATAACTCCTACCTTATTCAGCACAGAAGACCAGCCTGTTCTATCAACTGGTTTTGCTATTAATGCATTAAGCACTGAGGAAGAGGCTAGCTCAATTACAGGGCACTCTAACAGCAGTGGGCTTGTGCCAGAAAGAATTGACCTTAGTGGGATAGATTTAGGAGGCCCAGGAGGTATTGTACCAAAGGTTGTGATAGATAATATCTACAACTCAAATAAGATTCAGCAGTGGGAATATGCTTATAATAAGAGCGTAAAAGCTGTGTCTCTTACTAATAACGGAAGGATTTACACAATCAGAATAACCTTCTTAGATGATAGTTACGTAGAAGACGATGTTGAGATTAATGTGTCTGTAATGGACTTATTAGGCCAATGGAACGCATCTACTAACACACCTACTTTGACTAATGGTATTGGTAACAGAGGAGATATTTACAAGTGTAATTTCGCAGGCACGGCTAACTTCGGTGGTGTACCTATTGTGTTCAATGCTGGGGACTTAGTGATGTATGACGGAAGTGTTTGGGATAAGGTATCTTCTGGTATTGGAACAGGAATCTTTGCTAGAAATGTGTACTCTTTTACAGCAACCGCTGGACAGACTACCTACACATTCCCATACATACCAAATCAGGTAGATGTATTCTATAACGGTTCTAGGCTACCAGCAGCTAATTTTACTGCAACAAGTGGTGCAAGTGTTACATTGTTATTTAGTCCTATCGCTGGTGATTTGTTAACATTCAATGCATATGTGAGTGTTACTACAGCTTTGGCTGGTGGAGGTACTGCTGGCTCTATTGCAAAATGGAGTGCTACAAGTGAATTAACTAACGCTGTACCTGGGACAGATTATCAACAACCAATCACATTAACAACTAACGGAAGCGGAGGAAATGCTACCTTTGTTGGCAATGTATTGAACATTCCTAGAGAGAATTATGTGCATGACCAGCAGACTGCTTCGGTGTCTTGGGTTATAACACATAATATGAATAAGTATCCAGCTGTAAACATAGTAGATACTGCGAATGACGAGGTGATAGGAGATGTAAAATATAATTCATTAAATCAAATAACAATAACCTTTACTGCTGCGTTTAGTGGAAAGGCTTACTTAAATTAAAAACAAAATGGCAAAGAAGTTTTTGGTCAATTTAGACCTAGCGAAAAACCAGATTCTGAACGCAGCGATTCAGAACTTATCATCAGCACCTAGCTCTCCAGTTCAGGGTCAGGTGTATTACAATACTGGAGATAACAGAATTTACTTCTGGGATGGCACAGCTTGGATAGACATGTCAGGAGATATTCGTGACGTAATCGGAGGTGCTGGGTTAGCTGCAGCTACTTCTAATGGTATTATTACCTTAGATGTGAATGTAGATAATTCTACAGTAGAGATTGCAACAGATACAATTAGAGTAAAGGATGGTGGAATTACAACTGCAAAACTTGCGAATGTATCTACCGATTTGACTACAAATAGTGGTTCTACAGCAGTACCTACAGCAGCAGCTGTTAAGTCTTATGTAGACGCAAATATAGGTGGATTAGGAAATCTAGAAGGTGCATGGGATGCTTCTAGTGGCTCTTTCCCAGTTGGTTCTGCTCCAACAGCAGGAACTAAGTCTGGAGATTATTGGTACGTATCTGTAGCAGGTACTACAGGTGGTGTAGCGTTTAATGTGGGTGATGTTATTATCGCAAAAATTAATAGCGCATCTACTTCAAGTGCTGCTGATTGGATTCAATTAGAAGTAAACAGAGACCAAGCTACAGAAACTACTTTAGGTCTTGTAAGAATTGCAGACCAAACAGCTGTTAACGCAGGTACTGATGATACAGAAGCAATTACTCCTCTTAAACTAAAGACTTACCTAGATGCAAATGTAGGAGGATATACTACATTAATAGGCAATGGGACTAATACTTCTTTTAATGTAATTCATGGTCTTAATACTGCAGCTTTAATTATTGCTGTATACGATAATGCGACAGGCGAAGAAGTAATGGTAGATATTGTTAATGTTGACTCAATTCAAGTTATAGTATCTTTCGCAGTAGCTCCTTCAACAAATGCTTATCGTGTAGTAATTAAAAAATAATAAATGGCTAAAAAATTTCTTACAGGTATAACTATAGCTACCGCTGTTGGGGGTGAATATACATTTCCAATAGCTGATGGCTCTGCAAATCAAGCAATCGTAACAGACGGAAATGGAAATCTTTCATTCGGTTCTGCTATTGCTTCTACTGCAGAGGATGCTCAGAGACTTGTATGTGAAATGATTAATGCGTCAGGTTCTTCTATAAGTGCATTTAGACCAGTTTGTTGCGTAGGCATACATTCAGACGGAACTCCTGAAATAGCATTAGCTAGAGCGGACAACCCTTTGTTTATGCCTGCAATTGGTATAACACAATCTTCTGTAGGAAATAACAACAGAACAGATGTATTACTATATGGGAAACTAGAAGGAGTTAATACAACGCCTTACGCAACAGGTGATACTTTATATGTAGCCCCAACAGGCGGATGGGCAACAACAAGACCAACTGGTAATAATTTAATACAAGCTGTTTTTAAAGTAGGCAGGATACAACAAAATAATGGGTCTGGTGGAGCTTTTGGAGCAGGTCAATATCAAGACCTACCTAATGTACCAGAGGGTAATGTATGGATAGGTAATTCAAATTCTTACCCTATAGCTACTCCATTATCTACAGCTATACCTGCAGCATTAGGATACACTCCTGTTCCAAATTCTAGAACAATTACAATTAACGGAACTACTTATGATTTAAGTGCAGATAGGTCTTGGACTGTATCTGCAAATCAAAACGCAAGAACAGAATACGAGTTCACTACAAATGGTAGTACAGCAACTTATAGCGCAACATATACTGTTGGGCAAGTTGATGTGTTTTATAATGGTTCTAAATTATCATCTGCAGAATTTACAGCTACAAATGGAACTAGCGTTACTTTAGCATTTACTCCTCCAAGTGGACAGGTTGTTGAAGTAGTAGCTTGGGAGACTGGGGGTGGCGTTGCTAATAGCAGAACACTTACAATAAATGGTACTGCTTATGATTTATCTGCTAATAGAAGCTGGACAATTGATAATACAAGTTTAGGAGCACAGCCTCAGCTAAATGGTACTGGTTTTGTAAAAGTATCAGGAACAACTGTTTCTTATGACAATAGTACATACTTAACAACAAGTTCTGCACTTAGTACTTACATGCCTTTATCTGGTGGTATTTTTACAGGAACTACAAGGATGGATGGGAGTGGGGGAACTACTCCATCAATTACAATGGTTTTTAATTCAGGCATTAATAGACTATTAGCGCCTCTTTTAAGATTGTATGGAGCAACAAATGAAACTTCAAACTATGTTGAATTGTTTGGCTCTCTTGCAACACAAAATAGAACAATACAATTACCTGATGCGAGTGGTACTATTGCACTAACATCAAACTTATCAGCTTATTTGCCCTTAACAGGCGGTACACTTACTGGTGCTTTAAGTGGTACAAGTGCTACGTTTAGTACAAGTATATCAACAAGTAATTTATTAACGATAGTTTATGCAGATATATCAACTGGAGATAATAGAGGTTTAAGAATTATAAATACAGATGCTACCGAAGGAACGGCATATAACATAACATCTGGTAGAACTGGACAAAATAATGGGGATTTTGTAATAAGAAATACAACAACTGGGGTTAATAATTTAGTATTTAATAGAACAACTGGTGCTGCTACATTCTCAAGTAGTGTAACGGCAACAAGTTTTGAAGTTGGTAATGGTCAATTTTATAAAGCAAGAAGAAGTAGCGGTAATTTACTTATAGATTTGCTTGGAATTGAAAGTGGCACAGATAATACAAGGCTTTTAATAACTGGAGATTTTAACATTAAAAACGGCAGCTTATCTACTTTATTTAACATGACTACTACTGGTGCTGCTACATTCGCAAGTACATTAACTATGAGTGCTTATAGTTATGCCTCATCTGCAATACAATTTACAAGAGCAAATACAAATACAGTTTCGCCAGGAAGTGGTAATGGAATTTTAGTTTTTTCTGGAGGTAATGCACAAATGAGGATGGATACTTCAAATGGGATTAATTTTGATATGTTTAATTCAGGTGGCACTACGCATACTGCTCTTAAAATACAACAAAACGGGAATACTGTAGTAGTTAACTCTCCTGACAATTCTCTTCCATTAGCATTTGCTTTTGGAGGCACAATTCATGGATATATGGGTGCTGCATCTTCAGCTTTATATGCTTATTCTAATAATGGTGGTTATGTTCTTTTAAATGCTTCATCTGTTTGGGTAGCTGCTTCTGATGCTAAAAGAAAAAGAAACTTTGAAACATATAGTTTAGGTCTTGATGCAATTTTAGGATTAAAGCCTAAAAGATATAATATGGACTTTCAAGAAGATGGGGATGAAAAGCAAATAGGTTTAATTGCACAAGAAGTAAAAGAACATATCCCACAAGCATTTGAACAAAACGAAGATTTTATTGGTATTAACTACAACGTAATTATAGTTACATTAGTAAACGCAATACAAGAACTTAAAGCAGAAATAGACGCATTAGAGAATAAATAATAATAACTTTGTATAATGGGTAAGACAAAAGATTTAGGGCACTTAGCACACATAGTAGCATACGATGCAGAAAACCATATAACAGTTCCTGCTGGAATTACTATGCATACAAATCAGCTAGTAGCATCCCAAGCATGGGTAACTACAGCTTTGGGTTCTTATGCATTGTCATCTGCTCTGAGTTCTTATGTGCCTACATCTAGGACTATAACAATCAATGGTACAACATTTGATTTAAGCGCTAATAGGTCTTGGACAATAGCTGCTGGTATTGTTTCTGTTTCAGGAACTTCTCCAATAAATGTATCAACTACATCAGGAGCTGCAACAGTTTCTATATCTCAAGCTAATACGTCTACTAATGGATTTTTAAGCTCAACAGATTGGAATACATTTAATGGAAAACAGAACGCTTTAACGATTGGAAATATCGTAAGCAATGATACAAACTTAATTACTGTTACTGGTGGTACTGGTGCAATTATTGGTAGTGGAGTATCTCTTCTTGTTTTACCAAGCGCAATTGTTGCAAGTGGTATATCTAGCACATTGGTTACTACAGCTTTAGGATACACTCCTGTAACAAACGCTAGAACTATTACAATTAATGGTACTACTTTAGATTTATCAGCTAATAGAAGTTTTACTGTTACTGCATCAGAAACAGATACATTAGCTACTGTTACTGCAAGAGGAGCAACAACTACTGCAGCAATAACAACAGGATTATTAATAGCTCAAGGCCCTGGAGGAAACTATAATGAAAATGTTAGACTTCCAGGTTCAACTGCAGTAATATCATTTAATACAAGTGGAGCCACAGGTGCAGGTTCTTATAATATAGTTTCTCAAACTAACTTTCAAATAAGAAACGTTGGTGGTACTCAAGTTTTTATACTTGACCAATCTGGTAATCTTACTATGTCAGGTACAGTTACTGCACCTACATTCAGTGGAGCTTTATCTGGTAATGCCACTACAGCTACCGCAGCTGCAGGTGCAACTTTTTTAACACAAGCTAATGCTACATGGGGAGCTAGATTACAAATAGGTGGTAATGGCGACCCAGGAGCTATTGCTAACATTGCTGTGGTTCAAGCTACAGATGGTAATTTACATATGGATAGTGGTACTGGGAAAAGCATGTATTTAAATTTTTATCGTAATGGTATAATTTATTTAAATGGTGCTACATATTTTATTAGCGCTAATGGTTCACAATATAATGGAAATGCAGCAACAGCAACTACAGCATCTACTGCAAATGCTGTAGCATGGGGTAATGTATCTAGTAAACCATCTTTAATAATGTATTATCAAGGATTTACACTTGATGCTAATACAATGGATGGCAACTCTACTGGATTTACTTATTCTGTAAATGCACCATATACAGGCCCTATCGCTAGATTTAGTGAAACAGGATATTCTTTACAATTAAATGCAGCATATGGAGGAGGAGGTAACTTAATTGCATTTAGAACTAGAAATGGAGATGCTGGAACATTTAATCCTTGGAGGGAATTTATTACTTCTGGTAATATAGGTTCTCAAAAAGTAGATGGGTCAATGAAACTATGGGCTGTAACGCATCCAAGTGATTACTATATGGTTCACAACTGGACAGGTTCACACTGGTATCTAACTGTAAATCATCCATCTCCTGTAAGAGTAGGATATGCAGATAATTCTGGAACAACGTCACAAACTAATTTTTCAGATTTATCAATTACAGGAGCTGCTCATAAATACCTTACTATTAATCCTGGTAATGGATACGAGGCAATGGTTCGCTATATAGGAGGTTCTGGTAGTAGTTGGTATGTTGGAAAAAGAACCAGTGCACAATTAGTTGGTACACAATCATTCCATTTTTATTCAGAAGAAGCAGGAGCTACTGTTGGTGGTATAGACCCAGGCGGTAGTATGTTTGCAATTGGGTCAATGCGTTCTCCTATATTCTACGATTCTAATGATACAGGATTCTATCTAGACCCAAATAGTGAATCTAATCTGAATAGATTTACATCTGCTACTATGACTAGAAATGCTATGAATTATCTTAGTATTAATTCTCCATATGGAACTAGAGCAGCTCAAGCAAGAAACTATCAAAATGGAACAATGGGATGGGGAACTGTTGATTTTAATACTATATTTTCTAATTGGGGTTCTGGTTTTATTGATACGTGGAGTAATCCAGGTAATGCACCAGGTGGCTCAAGTCACTATGTAGGATTTCAATCATTACATTATAATTTTGAAAATAGTGCAAATGCATATGGTTTTCAGATGGCATGTGCTGGGGAAGCATCAAATAGATATTTTTGGAGAAATGCATGGCCTGGTATACAAAGTTGGGTAGAAATGATGCATTCTGGTAATTTTACATCTTTTGTTAATGCACCTAATGCAGTAGGTAACCCTAATGGGTATTATAATGTAAATAATTGGATGCAAATGAATGGGGCTCATGGTATTTTTTGGCCTAGTTATTATAGCTTTCACATAAGACCAAATATTACTTCTTCATACACCCAAATGGAAATAATTGGTAATAAGAATGGTTATGGTGGTATATATGATAATTATAGTGCAGTTTCTGGCATAATGTATGACGGTGCTGGTAATGGAGGTGTTTACAGAGAAGCTAATGGATTGTGGTATTTCTATTACCATATAGGTAATAACTGTATGGGTATTGGTACTTCAACTACATCAGGTTCTTATCAAATGTATGTAGGTGGTGCAATTTATGCAACTGGAGATGTTGTTGCTTATTCTGATGCTCGTAAAAAGATTAATGTAGTAACTATAGACAAAGCACTTGAAACTGTTACTAAAATGCGTGGGGTATTTTATAATAAAATAGGTGAAGAAGAAAGCGGTAGACAGCTTGGTGTAATTGCCCAAGAAGTAGATGAAGTATTGCCAGAAGCTGTTTCATACGCAAAAGACATAGACGAGTATGGTGTTAAATACGGTAACCTTGGTGGTTTATTCATTGAGGCATTCAAAGAACAGCAAAAACAAATAAAAGAACAAGCCGAACAGATTAGTGAACTTAAATCTATAATCAATGGCATTACAAAGTAGCGGAACTATCTCAATGGGTCAAATTAATACAGAACTTCAAAGGTCTGCTACTTCTACTATAAGCTTGGGTAGTGCCGAAGATGGAGGATATGGAGCTATTAATACAAACTCTGCTAGTAGGCCTTCTTCTAGCAAGCCAGCTAGGATGAGTGAGTGGTATAATTATAATCATACTGCTAGTTGCGACCCATATGGAACATTTCTTTATTCTTATTGCTCAGGTTGTACATTATACGAATTTTTTGCAAATGGGTATTGTGGTTCATTTGGTCAAGCGAGCTCTGATTCACCTGCTTGTGGTTGTGGCTCTTGTCCTCCATATGGTCAACTTGCTTTTGTTATGTGCTCTGGATGTATCACAACATTTTCATACCACGATGGAAACTGTGGATATTATCAAGACCCGCCATTTGTAGACTGTACTTATTGCTAATTAATATATATAAAAAAATAAAAATATGATTTACTACAAAAAAAACGACAGTATTTATTACCAATTTGACCCTGTTACGCTTACTTATCGTGAAGCGTTTATTTCTAATACGCAGAAGCGTATTACAGAAATTAGAGATGAAAAGCTTTATAACGACGCTTTAACTAGAGTTCAGGGTGCTAATCTTGAATCAGCTGATGAGCCTAGTTTTACTAGTTTTTTAAATAATGTAAAATCTTTATTATAAATACTATTTAATAGTTATCTTTGTAAATTAAAATAAAATAAAATGGCACTAAAAATCACAACACAGATTGGTACAGATAAAGGTATCACATCTGAGGCTTACGTAAGAATCGCTGATTACCAAGTATCTAAATACGGTAATGCTAGCTTTAGAATTGAATTATTTCAAACTCAAGCTGAATCATTAGCTAATAACGGTAATTACCCTATGCCGCTAGGTGCAGGACAAGCTCGTAACCAACAAGTAGGTGATAACCTATGGGTTGCTATGACTAAAGAAGTAGAAGCTACAAGAACAGTACAAAGAAATGTAGAAGTAGTAACAGAAGCTGTTTTAGATTCAGAGGGAGAGGTTATAACTCCTGCAAGTTCTACTTGGGAGATGCAAGATGTGGAAGAAACATACACAGCTACAGTTCCTGACTTGACTCCTTTAGAAGACGAGACTATCTTTGAATTCGGTTATGCTAAACTTAAAGATAAATTAGTAGGCTTATTTGGGGCTGAGAACGTAGTAGATTGTTAGTATTTCTTATATTTTTTAACCAAAAGGCATGCCTATATGAATTTAAATGAGGCCTTTAAGACGATGGCTAAAGTAAAGGAAATATTCTCAGCATGGGGTATAATGTTTAACCCTAACGATGCTCAGGCAGAACTAGCAACAGAAAGAATACAGATTTGTAACATGTGTGAAAATAAGCGTAATGAACCTGTTATACATTGTGGAATGTGTGGGTGTGCTTTAAAAGCAAAAGTATTTTCTCCTGTAAATGGGGCTTGCCCAGCAGGCAAATGGGCTGAAGTAGATGATAAATTTTTAAAAATAAGGCAATAATATTAAGATGATATTATCTCATTTATTCAAGGGTGAGAACGTAGTAGATTGTTAGTATCTTTGCTTAAATAGTAAGCAATGAGTTTAAAAGCAATAGATACTGGGTTTCTCAGGAATTTAGTTTCATACGATAACATCGGTAACATTTCGTTACCTGCTAGTTTGTCTATTTTTGTCAACAAGGAAGTAGCTACAAAAGAATACGTAGACGCTCAGAATAGTGGTCAGATTCTACAATCTAGAACATTGACTATTAATGGAGTTACATTTGACTTATCAGCAAATAGAAGTTGGACTATAGATTCTATGGTATATCCGTCAGCTGGAATCGCTTTATCAAGCGGTACTGGCTGGGGAACTTCTATTACAAACAATTCAGCAAATTGGAATACTGCGTTTGGATGGGGTAATCATGCGTTAGCTGGATACCTTACATCATTTACAGAGACAGACCCAACAGTCCCATCTCATGTAAAAGCTATTACTACTACTAAGATAAGCGACTGGGATGCTGCATTTGGATGGGGGAACCATGCATCTGCAGGTTATGAAATTGCATCCAACAAATCAAATAATGCTGCTTTAGGTAATTCTAGTACATTATATCCAACGCAAGCCGCAGTAAAATCTTATGTTGATTCTGCTGTGACTGGTGGAGTAAACATACAAGGTGATTGGAATGCAAATACCAATACTCCTAATATATCAGGCACTACTACTACTGGATTTACATGGAGGGTTTCAGTAGCTGGTTCAACTAATTTAGGCGGGATTACTACTTGGAATGTTAATGACTTAGCTGTTAAAACAGCAGCTGGTTGGATTAAAATTGATAACAGTTCATCTGTTGTTTCTGTATACGGAAGGCAGGGTGTTGTAGTAGCTAATACTGGAGATTATAATACATCTCAAGTTACCGAATCAGGTAACTTATATTTTACTACAGCTAGAGCTAGGGCATCTTTTAGCGCAGGAACAAATGTGTCAATAGATGCGAATGGTATAATTAGTTCAGTAAATACAACTTATAGCAATTTTACCAGAACGGTTGCAGGCTTAGTACCAAACCCAGGAGGCTCTTCAACTACTCGTTATTTAAGAGAGGATGGGACATGGGTAATACCACCAGATACAATTGTAACATCATTAGCTTGGACTAGTATTACTGGGAGACCAACTGCATTATCTCAGTTTACAAATGACTTAGGAAACTATGGTTCATTTTTAACAGCTTACACTGACACATTATCTACTGTTACAAATAGAGGAAATTCTACAGCACAAAATATTGTTTTTAGTAATGGAAGAAAAGGCCTTGTAGGTGTTTATGATGCATCACAGACTCAAGCAATATTTGCTATGGGTGCTGCATATGTTTTAACTGATGGAGGTGCTTCAAATAATATAGGCAATCTTTACGGACTAGCTTGGTCATATAATCCAGACTACGGAGGCGCAGGTAATAATCCGCAATCAAAAGCAGGGTTAAATCATCAGCTTCTATTAATGCAAGCAGGTGTTACTACTGCAGCAATGGGTTCTGGAATATGGACAAGTGGAAATATATCTGCAGCCAATTTTAGTGGTTCACATAGTGGTACTTCTTCAGGAACAAATACAGGAGACCAAGTAAATATTAGTGGTAAAGCAGATGGAGCTATGAGGCTGTGGGCTGTAACGCATCCAAATGATTATTTCATGACTCATAGTTGGACTGGTAGTCATTGGTATTTGACTGTAAATCATCCTTCTCCAGTTAGAGTAGGTTATGCAGACACTGCAGACACTGCAACATATGGAAGATATGCTTATGATTCTGGATTAAATGGCGGAAGCGTTGGATATAAGGAACCATCTGCTTTACATGTAAAGTATGCAACTGATTCGCTTAGGACTACATTTGCTGAGATTGGATTTTATGTAAGAAACTATACTGCTCTTGGTGCAAGAAACGCAGAGATGACGTTTTATTGGTCTGGACAATCAGGTCAACCTACATGGTTATGGGGTAGTAATAATGGTACAGACATATATGTATGGAATCCAGCAAACTTTTCTGTAAATTATGCTACTACTGCTGGTAGTGCTACAGATTCTAGTAAGCTACCATTAGCTGGAGGTTCTTTAACAGGTAGACTTACTATTAATAGTGGTGGAAATAACTTGCCATTGCATGTTCTTTCTGTAGAGCCTTACATACAACTTCAGGCAACAGGAGCAACGAATTCTACATCTTTTAGAATGTATCCTACAGGTGGCTTTACTGCTTCAATAGGTAATTACGCTACAGGTGAATTATGTCTTGTTGCCGCAAACAGCGAGGCTGTTTTTATTAACAGTAATAGTATACGTGTAAATAAATATAGATTTAATGGTAATGGAACATTATCTGGTAATGGATTGGTTGAAATTGTTGATATGGCTGAGGTTGGAATGGCAACACAGGCAAATTCATATAGATGGTATAGTGCTAATGCTGTTAATATATTAATGTCATTAAATACATCAGGACATCTTACTGCTAACGCATTCTTTGAAGCATCAGATATTAGATACAAAAATGTAATTGAAACTAATCCAGAAATAAGTGCGCTTGGCATTGATGTGATTAAATTTACTAGACACGGAAGTGATATAGTAAGATATGGTTATTCTGCACAGCAAGTACAATCAGTTATACCAGATGCTGTAGAAGGCAAAGATGTACTAACGGTAAATTATATGGATGTCCATACTTTAAAGATTGCATCTTTAGAAAAACGTATTGCAGAACTTGAAGCTAAATTAAAATAATTAATGAGAGAGACCAATGGTATAATTACTAGGACTGATGCTCGTCTTATGGGACTATATCCTTTAAGTGCAACTCCTGCTGATAGCAATAGGTTAGTTACTAAAGGTTGGTTAAAGTCAAATTATTACATTGATGTAAGTGCTTTTCCAATGAGTATATACACAGATAATAGGTGTATAAAATATCAAGATGCACTAACTAGTGCTATAGGCCCTTTACCTGGATTTTATGAATATGATGTAACTAGAAATAGTATACCTGGAGCTGATGGTGGTTATTTTACTTATACATCTGCTACAGGAACTACCGAAACTATTTTACAAAATAGTTATGGATACGTAGGTAGGTTTTGTATGGAAGAAGATTCATTTAGAAATAACCAATGGAATCTTTATAGTATTAGTCAGGTAGGTGTTTGTTTTCCAGAAAATGCGGGCTTAGGTTATCCTTTACCTGAAAGTCCTCAGTATCAGAATAGTTACTTTACGTTTACGACTTCTCCTACAATGCATGTAGAAGGTTTTGCTTTGTACACCAATGGTGGAGGGCAAGTATTTGCTCAAAATGGTACTTATAGTAATACGTTTTATATAACTAGTTCTATACTTGTAGGAACATATTTTGCTCGTTACTCTATATATGATAATGCTGGAAACTTTCTTTACAAAGTAGGTTACCGAGGATTCCCTGCTAAAAAAGTTATAATTCTTGGAGAACGGTATTACTACTATACTGTTGATAGGTATAATAGAAATTGCCAGTATGAATCTACGGGAGTATATGCTTTAACTTCTATACCTCCAAACGTTTGGCTTAATGCCCAAAATGGTTCCTTAAATATAGTGGGTTCAGCTGCTTATACACCAACTCCTTTTAATTATTTATCTGGAGAATTGTTTAATGCTAGCACCTGTTCAGGTGGAAACTTTGGAGGAGGCGGTGGTGAAGAGCCTGTGTAATCCACGCTATGTTAATATGTTTTTGACATTCATATTGTAGCAGTATTTGAATGTGAAAATATAAAAAGTGGTAAAAATTTGGTACAATCTTTGTAGTACTATAACTTTGTAAACAAATATATATTTCTATGAAACTAACGTTAGGTCAAATTGTAACACTATTTGAAGAATTAAATGGCCGTCTACTTAACAGAGAGACTGGCGAAAGAAGCAAAGGTGTATTATCTCACAAGCTAAGCATCAGAGCTAAGTACTTGTTAAACACTGAGTTAAACAAGGCTGTAGCTGAAGAAGTTAAGTCTTATGAAGAAGCACGTCTTGAAATCTTTAAGGATTTAGGTAAACAAGAAGGTGATTCTTATGTAGTGGCTCCTGAAAATCAGGAAGAACTTATTAAGAGAATCCAAGAACTTGAGTCTATTGAAAAGACGATTAATGTACCTAAATTAAAGGTAGAAGAATTGTTTAGTATTGAGACTGATGACTATTTCCCAATCTTACTTGAGGTATTATTAGGGAAAAAGGAAGAGGCTAAAGCTGAACCTACTGCAGCAGTTGAAGAAGCAACTGTTGTACCTATGAGCTAGTACGACTGACATACATATGGTTATTTCCGAGCCCTGTTTCTACAGGGCTTTTTTATTTTAGTACCTTTGCATCATGAAGTACTTATTATATTTATTGTTAATATTGAGCACATCTAGTATGGCTCAAGATGTGACTATATCTGTCCAAAACAGCATTAAATTAGGTGATTTGGTAGGTAATAGAAAGATAGAATTTGGTGTAGCTAATATCATTGAAGAGATAATCCAAGAGAAAGGATACTCAATTAACCCAAAATCTAAAAATATTATCTTTGCCGAGTTGATTTATATGGATGTAGTGAAGACTAAAAGCAATCTATCAGTATTCCATAAAGACAATACAGATGTCGTGATAAGAATCAAGGGTTATATTTCCAAAGACGGAAGTAAAAGCAAGCCAATCTTGGTAGAAGGTAGCGCATCTGAGGTGTCAACATCAACAATACTTGTCGGAACAGACGGCAAGTTCAATCAACAAAATTTAACAACTGCAATCAAAAAGGCTTGCTATGAACTCATTGAGAAAATTAATCCTTAGTCTTGTCACTATTTTTGGAATATTTGTGACAAATGCGCAGATTCCTACAATATATTTAGAAAAGTCTAATATAACCAAGAATATAAAGGACACGTCTATATTAAAGGGGGACACTGTTGATATGGTGGTTATGTATAAAGAGGAACTATCTTCTACCAGAACGCTATACTTTGACTTTCAGTATAACTATAGAACATTTACAATATTAGGTGTAACTAGTTTTAGTGGAGACAGCAGTGCTATGCCTACAGGTGCTACAATGAGTATTCAGAATAACTTCCATCCAGGCTTTACCTATCAAAGAACAGCTCAAAACACAACAACAAATGGTTCACAGAACTATAACTATGCTAACTATACGTATTCAGCAACTAGCAATAATGCTATCCAGAGAATCTATACTACAGTTACTTCAAATAGCAATCTACGTAATGGGAAATATATCAGGATACGTATTAGAGTAAATGCAACTACAGCTGGAACAGCTTATGATAGTTTGTATATGAACTTTGTATCTGGCTGGAAATCAGATGGTGCTTATATTAATACGTATATGCCTCTACCTAAAAGCACGTTCATAACACTAGACGCTAATGCTAATACTTTGGTTACTGGTAATATATATAAAAGTCCTTCTGTTCAGACTAATATCAAGTTTACCGACTCCGCTTCAGGAATATCTACTTTATTATACCCTGATGTAAACGGTGTTTTTAAAGCTTCTACGGAGCTTGCATCAAATAGAACATACAAAGTATCAGTTGGTATAGATAGTATCGCTAGTATAGCTAAAAATGCTATTACGGTATCAGATGCTACAGCCGCCTTAAATGAGTTTGGTTCTGTTAACCTAAATGGTACTTTTAATAAAACTAACCTAAAAACAGGTGCTGCTTGGCTAGCTGCTGATGCTAACTATAATGGGTCTTTTGATGCTGCCGACCCATACTTGATATTAGCTCATGTGGCTAACACACTGACAATGGTTCCTAATGTATACACGTATAAAAGAGCTGACTTTAGTAAAGATACTTTACCAGTTCAGAATTTTATCTATTTCCGTACTACTACTACCAATCAAGTATTAGATTTAAACTACCTAATTGCAGGTGATATTAATAGAAGCCATAGCTCACAGGTGGTTGCCACAGATGGGACAATACAATCATTCTCATTGGTAAATACTCCAATTGCAAAAAAGGCAGTATCTGTTAGTTTAGAAAATGCTGTAGTTGAATCTGACAATATATCTATCCCTGTAAGTATAAACACAGATGGGTTAAGCATATGTGGGCTTCAGTTTGAGTTTTCTTATGATGCAACTAAAATTCAGTTGCAAGAGATAAAGTCTAATACAAACCCATCATGGTTAAACTTCTATACAAACGATAATGGCTATGTTAAGTTTGGTGGAATAGATAAAACATTGAAAGAGGGTATTACTGGTAATATCACTCCTTTCACGATTAGATTTAAATCATTGGCTCCTGGAACTGACCTAAATACACATATATGGGTAACAGATAACATGGATGCGTCTGATAACAGAGGTAATCAAGTTGGGATTAAGTTAAACACTGCACAGATTCGTTTAATCGGTATAAATAATTTTAAATAATGAAAAGAATCAGTATCATCATGTGCTTGGCTTTGGTTGTAGTATCGTGCAAAAAAATACAATATTATCCAGAGCAACAAGCTAAAACACCTGAAAAACAGGGGTATGTTAATGTGTCTCCTGTACCTACATTAGGTCAAATTACAATGAGTTTTAACCTACAACCATCTATCAAGTATAATGTTACAATCAAGGATATGAGTGGAAAAGTATACAAATCTTATGGGGTAAGCTCAATAGATGGCTTATTAATAAAGCAGGATAACCTAACTGGATTATCAAGTGGAACATATGACTTAATTTTGATGAATATAAATGGCTCAGAAACTAGAACCCCAATAATTATAAAATAAAATACAATGGCAGAAGAACAAGAAAGCACAGGTAGTTCTATGAAAAATGTTATCATAGGATTCATTAGCACAATCACTCTAGGAGTGGGTGGTTGGATTACAACAAAATTAACAGGAGGAGATGAGAAAGAAACCCCAACACAAACAGCGGCTCCAGTCATTAATATCAATCAAACGCAACAACAAGCTGCAGGAGGTGGTAAGACTGTTATCATTAAAGAAAAGGCGTCAGAACCTGCAAAGCCAGCTGCAACTCCTAAGAAAAAAGAGGGCGATGATTTTAAGGAAGAGGCTCCTAAATGGTAATATATGGCAAAGAAGACGTCAAAGCCTAAAGCGAAACGAAGTATTCGCTCAGGTGTTAAAAAGAGTAAATTAGTAAAACAAAATCAAGAAGTAATATATAACGTATGGACAACGCTAAACAGCCAACAGGCTTTAAAGAGTTATTAAACGCAATGATGGAACGCAGATGGTACATTACCGCTGCTGTTCTTGGTGGGTTTATTTTAATTATCGCAGGGATATTTGTAGCAGTATCTAACAATGCCTCTATGGCAGGGGAATGGAAAGAGTTATTAATGTTATTATTGGGTGCCTTTATTGGTAGCTATGGTAAGATTATAGACTATTGGTTCTCAGACACAGACAAAGACAAGATGTTAGTACAGAAGATGGATGAAGAAGATGGTGTTTCTATGTCTCACACAAATGACATGAAAGAAACTAACAAGCCATTTGGCCCTACCATCCCTGATGCATTTGTTCAAGGAGCTGCTGCAGCTAGAGATTTAGCTGTTACAGAAAACAGACAAAACTTTGAACTTAAGAGAGACCAACAAGAACACGAACAAGAGATGGAGAAGTTAGAGTTTGAATACCAGGCACACAGACAATGTGAGCATGAGTGGGGAGATTCTGACGGAGACGGAGAACTTGAGTGTCAGAAATGTGGATTATTGAAAGACAAGTAAAAAACATAAGTCAAAAAATGCAAAAACTGACTCATATTATTGTATTGTTGTTGCTATCTGTTAGTGGTATCTCTCAAGTAGCGACAACTAAGACAGAGAATTACAAGGCTAGCTTTGAGACTAAGATTGACATCAGTCAATACATGGACTATGATGGGCCGACTATACCAATTCAAATACTTAAATGCGGAATCAATGACGAAATGTACGAGATGTATCCTGAACTTAAAGAAAAGAGGGTTGGTCTTGGAGTTGCGAACATCTCAATGGAATACCTTGAAAATCTTAATCGTTTCACTTTCACCGAAGATAAAACGGAGATTAAGAACAGAATGGTCAAACAATTTCAGGCCTCTCAAGCTGGAATTTCTCAAGACAAGCTAGACGGAAGAGGGAAGATTAGACTAGCTCATTACTTTGTTGAGATTGAGTGCTATGATTATTCTGTTTCAGAAGATGAAGAGATTAGAGTAAAAGATGGCATTAAAGAGACTGTTGTCACAAGAATAGGATTACAAGTAAGATTTACAGATGCGCAGACAGGAGAAATTATAGCTGCATCTGGATTGGGGGAAGCTAAAACTACACGAGAGGCAAGCCTATTGAATGACGATAACCTTAGTGAAGTTAAATTTAATCAGTCAACGATAGGAACTGCAACAAAGAAAGCACTAGATATTGCGTGTGCTCGCATCCTATCAAGAATGATTAAAAAGAATGTATTTAAAAACTAGCTTACTCTGTTCACTTTTATTCTTGTTTCACGTAAACGTGAACGCTCAGATACTTACAAGTACATTTATAGACCCATGTAGCAAGAAGGTTACAGTATTTGTGGTGCCAATCCAAGGCACTACAATTGTGTTTATGGGTAAGTCTAGATATATAACAGCTCAAGATGTAAGGTCAGGAGCTTTAATGACTTGGGTAAGTCAAGTATACGCAGAGTATTCAGCGCCATGTCCAGTAACACAACTGACTCAACAATTAACACAGCAAACGGTAACAAATTCAGTTTCAGCAGCAGTAAGTTCAGCAGCATCAAGTGCCGCTGCGAGTGCTGCTAGCAGTGTAAGTGTTCCAACTCCTACTCCTGCGCCTGCGCCATCTTCTGCACCTTCTAGCCAACCAGCTTCGTCTCAAAGTGAGGGTAATTCTAGCTCCAGTTCGTCTCAGAGTGAGGGTAGTTCTAGCGAAAGCAGTTCTGAGTCCTCTGAAAGTAAATCTGAGAGTAAATCCGAGGATAAAAAAGAAGAAAAGAAAGAAGAGAAGAAAGAGGAAAAGAAAAAGTCTTCCGCAAAGGCAGGCCAAACCCCATTGATTTTTTCGTCTGATTTGAGTGCGGTTCAGCAGTTTCAAGGTGACTTTAATTTAATGGCAAATTTAGGCGTTTCTAGAGCATCTATGGCAGGAGACGTGTCTTACGGCTCTACATTGACAATCTTCTCAAATTTAAGACAATTTGCCCTATCTACAAGGTATTCTAAGATGGATATTCAGAATGGGACTTTATGTGGCGTAGGGACAACTTCTTACACAATGGCATATAATGATGGAGGCATCATACATATACTAGGTAAATCATATGTGATGTCTCATAAGTCATACATTTATGGCTATGCCTTGACTATTATTAATACATCTATCCCATTTGAGGCTGTAAAACAACAATTCTGGACTTCTTCTATAGTGTTATTTGGGATGAAGCCATACGTTTACAGCAAAAGATTGACTATAACACCAGAGGTTTTTTTAATGTCTAACCCACTGAGTTATACAAGTAAATCAAAGGATTTGACATCTATGAGTCAATTAAGCTACATATTAGGCTCATCATTTGACATAGCATTGTCTAAAAGATTTAGACTTGCAACTAATGTCAAATATATGGGGCCGCTTCATACCATCGGAATACAGATAGGGTCAAAATTTAATTTGTAAATTTGCAGTATGAAAATAATTAAAATCATAGCTGTCTTGGTGATAGTTGCCTTTGCCTACAGCTTTTTAAAGAATGGGCTTTATAACCCATTGAAACCCAATATCAAATATGTTGCTGGGAAACCCTACGAGGTTATCAAGCATGATATAGATACAATTGATATCATAAAGACTAAGGTAATCACAAAAGAGGGTAAAGATATCTACCATGATACAACAATATTCGTGCAGGTTCCAATGAACGTGGACACATTAGAAATTATTAAAATGTATTTTGCTAAGAACGTATATAAGGATACTTTACGTTTACCTGACAGCTTAGGATATGTTGTACTATTGGATACCATTAGTAAGAATACTATTGAAGCTAGAATGTTCACAGCTAATGTGAAGCAAAGAACTATTAAAGAGACTACTATTGTTAAAGAACTACCTAAGACCAAATTATTTTGGGGTGTAGGAGCTTCGTTTGACAAGGTAAACTTTGTAAACAATGTACAAGTAAATCTACTTTTAAACACAAAGTGTGACAAGCTATATAATGTAGGAGCAGGAATTGATATCAATAAAACACCATTTGTTAACGCATCCATATATTGGAAAATTAAATAATTATGAAAGAGTTTTTACTTAGAATGTTCAGCGATAAGTCTGACGTAAATCAAAAGGCAGTATTAGGATTCGTATCATTTGTATTGATGGCTTTATACGCACTTACCGATATAGTGACAGGAGCTGTTGGTGTTGCATTTGTAATAGAACCTATAGTATTTAATGGCCTTATGTATACAGCATTAACTATGTGTGGTATTACAGGAGTAGAGGCTGTATTTGGTAACAAGAATATAAAAGATAAGTAATGAATTTAGAGAAATTAAAGGGTCACATCCCAGATACAGTTATAAATCAGATACCAGAAGTATCAAGTAAATTTGGCGTAAACACGCCACAAAGACTAGCTCATTTCTTAGCTCAGACAGGGCATGAAAGTGGTGGATTCAGAGTAACAACAGAGAATTTAAACTACAGCGCAAAAGGATTAACAAATATTTTCAAAAAGTATTTTACACCAGAAAGCGCACAAGAATATCAACGTAAGCCAGAAAAGATTGCTAATATTGTGTACGCAAACAGAATGGGTAATGGTAATCAGGCTAGTGGAGATGGGTTTAAGTTTCGTGGTAGAGGTTATATCCAATTAACAGGTAAAAATAACTACCAAGCATTTGATAAAACAGTAGAAGATAACATTGAAGCAAATCCTGATTTGGTTGCTACAAAATATCCTTTATTATCAGCTGCATGGTTTTGGAGTAAGAACGGATTAAATGCAATAGCTGATACAGGTGCAGGAGAAGATGTGGTAACTAAAATTACAAAAAGGGTTAACGGAGGCACTATCGGTCTTGCTGATAGAATAGCTCATTTTAAAGAATATTATAATCTATTAAAAGCTTAACAATGAGTCAAGGAGTATCAGAAGCATCAGGAATGGTAGGTGTGCCAGCAACCATATTAACATGGCTTAATTACATGAACATAATGACTATGACCCCTGTGTTACAATTCTTAGTAACATTGTTATCCTTTGTGTGGCTAGTCATACAGATAGGAGGATGGGTTAGTAAAAAACTTAAAAATAAGTAATGTCTAAAAATAAGTTAGCAGGTAAGCATCCAAGCTATAACGCTCTTAATTGGTCAAAGGAATCTATTGAACGTAAGAAAAAATACGACAAGAAATACCATGCAACCAAAGAAAGAAAGAAGTATAGAGCTGAGCTTAACAGAGCTAATAGAAAGGCAGGAACCTATGGTAATGGGGATGGGAAAGATATGTCTCACACTAAAGGAGGCGCATTGACTAGAGAAAGTCAATCTAAGAATAGAGCAAGGAATGGTAGGAATGGACTTAGCTCTCGTAAGTAAATTACTTAATTAGTATCAAATCTTTTATAGGTATAAGAATCATCTTAGATGTGTTGTTATCTCCACCCATCACAATCTTATACTTATCCATATTTTCTTCTATAAAACGTTTCAACTTTTCTGTTGTAATAACTAGTATCAAGTCTGCCGACACAATCTTATACACCCAATGACAAGCCTCTGTAGTATTGATGCCAGAGTCTTTACCTCTGCTCATTAGCTCAATAGCTATGTTGCCTGTCCTGTGTGCCATGTAGTCTGACTTAACCTCAAACTTGCTACCATTAAATACATCAGCTACCATCTGCTCTTGTTCTCTGCCTCTTTTAAGGTCAGTCCTGAAGTTGCCATACTTTTTCTTTGGAGCGGTATTCTTTATGTCATATCCGCTGAACTTCACATCTGGTTCTTGTTGAATCATGTTTTTATGCCTTTTATCTCTTTGATTATATCTATTTTTAAGAGCCTAGCATCCTTCCACTTATCATATTTTGTCTTTGTCTTTCTCTCTATTCCTGCACAGGATAAAGCCCTGTTCCTTTGGTATTCCGTCAGTTCGTAGTCTATTAAAGACTTTTCTGTCAAAACTATCTCAGATACTATCTTCTCCGATGGTATCCCCAATGTCACCTTTGCTAGGTATATCATATATTTCTATTTGAAGTATGTCTTCCTTTTCTTTATGGTAGTACGATTCATAAACAATAGAGCTTATGTGCTTTACATTATCATCCTTTACAAGGCTAGAGCCTTTTGCATAATCTAAAAACACCTTACTCCAAAAACCTAATCTATTCTCTATATCAAATGTAGTCTTATTTGATGAATACGTATACTTGATTAGTAACTTGTTCTTTGTCTTCTTATTAAATAATTTCCTGTCTATAAATAATGATAGAGCTTTCTTTGCCTTGTCAACAACACCTTTCCTTACACTCCAATGAGTATTAGAATAGAAAAGATTCATAGATGTGTATCTCTTCTTCCTGCTAACGATAAAGTAGCTAGGTATATTGCTTATAGTGACATTAAATTTTCTCATAAAAAGAAGGGGATGCCAAAGCACCCCCATTACTTAAATTTTAGTTAACTGTAGTCTATCTATTAATTGTTGTATCAATGGATAGCTTTTAATTAGAACCCCAAGTCATCGTTAACTACAGGCTGATAAGCAGGCTTAGCTGCAGCAGGTGCTTGCTTCTCTTCAGCTAACTCAACTAATCCACCTAAGAAGGCTGTACCTGTCTTAGATTGCTTTAGCCATAAAGCTGTTCTGTACTTTACTCCATTGATTTCTAAGCTTCCGCTGTAGTCAGGACTCTTTTCTGATTTCTTGTCTGCGTTTTTGAAAATCGCAATCGTGTTTTGGTTTTTTACTTCTGCCATGTTGATTTTATTTTTGGTTTAAAATTACTTTGCTGTTATCTTAATAGAGTATCCTGATTTTTCTAGATAGTCTATTATAGATTGTAGTGAGACCTTTCTTCTTTCCCCACTAGCTGTTGTATACTCTCTGAAAAAGTTTACATAAGTATTGTAACATCCTTCAGGAGCCCTTTCACCCTTTGTTTCCATCATTGAATCATACAAGCTAGGGTAAGCTTTCTTTAATGAGCCTTGTGTAAATCCTTCTTTTGCCATTATAATTCTCTTTTAAAATTGAATATTTTTATTATCTTAATATCTGTCAATACTCCCTTTACGATACTCAACTTTATTTGGTAAAAATGTGTGCCTGGCATAGACGAACAAGATATAGTATCATCAAACAACTGCTTTATCTTGCTAGTTAAACGCATCTCCATGGTCTTACCAAATATAGAATGTGGCTTATCTACCAATTCTAATTCATAATCCTGCATGAACATTTGCTTTGACTTAGGATTGAATATGTATATATCATACTCGTTATTCAAATCCTTGGTCTGCCATTCAGAAATGCTATCCCAAAATTCATCCTTCTTAATTATTTCAGGTAGCCATTCTGTAGGTATGCTAATTGTGTCATATCTAGACATCTTGTTTGCTGTATTTGTTCGTTTACAAAACTACCCACAAACATTAACATTTTCTACCTATTTTATCCACATTGGTAAGCCAAGTGTATGAATCTCTTCAACACCTGTCTTTGAGTATCCACTTACAGGATATCCTGCATCCATCCACATCTTAAATTCACCGAGCAATCTAGTTAGTTCTTGAATTCCATAATCAACATAAGCTCTGTCTGCTTGAAAAACTGTTGTAATATATGGGTAAGCACTTTCAACTACGATGTACATGAATGGAGGATATTCATCTATCCCTATCATCTTAAGCTCTCTAAGAGCTAATGTATACACAGCCGCTTGGATATAATACTTCTTATTAAAGAAATCTTTAGGCACCTCATTAGGGTCTGCTGTCTTAGATGTCTTCAACTCTACTATGTATGGATTATCTAGCATGTACCCAATACCATCAATGAATCCTCTCATTGGCATAGTCATTATATTAATAACGAACTGCTTCTCTGTTTCTTTCATGTTATCAAGCACAGACTTAGCTTTCTTATAAGAATACACTGACTCTTGCATATCCTTTGCTTGTTGCCAAACATCAGGGTCAATAACCTCTAATCCTTTGTTAGCTAATTCAAACTCCTCCTTTGCCTCCTTGTCTGCCTTCTTACGAAGGTCAAACTTAGGAGACACGATGTATTTAGAAGCCTCTTGTGGTTCCAATATGAGGGTATGGACAAGGCTACCTAACTGCATCTGAGGGGATGTTGTTTTAGGTTGGGTAATATACTTTATGTAGTGTAGTGGCGATATAGCAAAGTTAGATAACGAGCTAAACGACAATGGTCTTTCATTAATATCAATCATTAGAAAAAGTTTTGTGGTGTAGGTATAGTCTTACTAGAAGATGCCTGCTCTCCTGATGCGTCTGTGTCTTTATCAGTAACTAAGCCTAACATACTAGATAGGGCGTATCTTCTAAAGTAAGTTACACCTGAGCCATATGCTTGGTATTCATTCATGCCTCCTAATAATTGTACATATGGTATTGGCGTAGATGACTCTAAGAATTCTTCTGATGGTACATGGTATAGAATTGTCTTAATCGTATTATCCTGTAATGGCTGAGATACAACTAATCCATGCTTTTTTAGTAATGGGTTGATAACGCTGTAGATTTTAGGTAAATCTGCATATGTGTACTTGTGTCCTATAGTATCTTTATGGATAACAGGGCATTCTTGTTGGAAATCTCCCAACGCTTTCATTAGGTTTTTCATTTACTTGGTTTTATATTCTTTCTCAATTAATAAATCAATATAGTGCTTTGCCTTCTCTAAATCCTGCAACCCATTCTTAGACTTGTGTCTGCATACATACTTGATAACATTTGCCTCCATGTATGGTATATTGTTCTCGTATATAAACTCAATAGGCTGAATCTTCATTTTATTGTAATGCGTTCCTCCTACTTGTACCTTTGTTGGTGTTATTTGTTCATTTTCATCAAAAAACATCATAGCTTTTGGTTTAGGTATACAAATATAGTTACTTGATTGTAAACATCCAAATTAATCTATGTATTTTTTCAAAGATTCTAATATATCCTTACAATCTTCTTCTGTGACTAGACTCATCAATAAAACCACCTCCGATATGTAATGAACTCTATCATCTTCCATATCTGACTCTATTAACGCCTTAGCCCCAGGATTCATAAACCTAATTGCGTTAGATAACTTGTTATAATCCTTTATAATTGAGTAACATATATTCTTGTACTCTGTAGATATCGGATACTGCCTTACGCTTTCTGCATATAAAGCTGATGCTTTCATCAGTCTCATTAGAGACGCTATTTCTGCTCCTATTTTATTTACGTTCATTGCGAATTTCTTTTACTCTTAGATAAACATAGATTCCCATAAAAATCCAACATATTACTGCTAGTGTTATTTGTAGATACTTAAGCCATTCCATAATTATTCTGTTTTATTTAAAATGATTTCTAATATTTCAAGAGCCTCTCTTGGGTGCTGTTCCTTGTACATGTCAATGCCAATCTCATATCTGCTAATTATCTGTCTGTTAACAAAATTCTCATTGAATAGTGAATCGTTTACAGATATAAGCCTGTTATTTTCAGCCTCTAGCTCAGCTATTTTAGCTTCTAGCTTTTTGCTAGTCATTTCTGAGTAACAGCTTATCAAAAACACAATGCATATAATTAGCCAAAAATATTTTGAATTTATTTTCATATAGACTTGATTATCCGTTTAACTTCAAAGATAACATGTGCTGTCAAATACAAGGTACAAGCCAATGGCACAGATACTAGAAGGAAAAATGATAGTTGTCCTGCTTTCTTTATAAGATGTTTCATAGTCTTAGATTTCAATTGTGAATACAAAACACCCAATCATAATATGCCAAGAATCCCAATATACTACATGGAATCCAAATCCTTTTACGATGTCAATGGCTACTTTCTTTGTGTTTAATAGGTTTTTCATTTGTGTTTATTTTATTATTCTGAATATGAACTCTCTGTTTTCTTCAATGAACCTCTTTCGTTTTATTGGGTTTAATGAATTCTTAATAGTCTCATGGTTTATGCCTGTTCTTCTACTAGCATCACATATTGACTTGTAGCTCACTTCCTGCTTCGTGTCCAAGTATATTTTCCTCACAGGTATACTGTTCTCCAATCCCTTTACTTCCATCATTTTCATTTTCTTTTTCGTATATTTTTCTAATGTTATCAATTACGTGCTGATACCTAAGTGCAAATGATTGACTAGTTGACAATAGGTCATCAAAAGTTTTTATCCCATGAATAACAGTTGTATGGTCATATCCTTTATAGAATTTTGATTGCAACTCTGAACCTATTTCCTTAAGGTTATAGCCCATTAATCTACCTATTTTAAAGTAGATAAATCTATACTCAGTAGCATCTCTACTTCTTAATATAGATGTTATTCTAATTAGCTTCCTGTTTATTTTTCTATTACCAAACTCACGCTCCATTATATCATTGATTACATTTACCAATTCATATAATTTTATTCTAGGCAAATAACTCCTGTCATCATACAGAGTAATAACATGGGGCGTGTATCCTATCTTTTCATGGAACTCTTTTTTAAACCTGCTAATTAACCTGTCTTCTAGTGTTTTTTTGTACAGCTTAGTAACTTCTTCTAAGTACTCATTTTCACTAATCATCGCTTTTTTTTCAAAATTAAGTAAATGTTGTATACAAACAAAATATATCTAGAAATTTATTTCAGATTGTATATTGTTATGCGATGCTAATGGGAATAGTCCATATTGGTCAATGAATCCAACACGTGTGTATCTGAACTCAATAGGCTCTTTGTATTTACCTTTTACTAATCCATACAATTGGTCTCTATCAGTCTTAGCTACATAAACAGAACATCCATTATTCTTTATACCTCCATCCACATCATCATAGCTGTGTCTGTGTACGCATATGAATTGGTCTGCCTTGTTGTATAGCATTGAACCCATCTCTGCATGTGCAGGTGTAGGCATCCTGTCCTCTCTCTGAGACTCGGTATTCGTATGTGCTGTTAACCAAAGGTTTATACCTGTCTTCAATGAGTAGTTCCTGAACTGAGTATACGCATCAATCACAGCGTTATATCTTTCCTTACCTGCTAGCTTAAGATAATTGAATGGGTCAATCAATGCACCATCAATTGAATGCACCTGTCTAACCTTATCAATTAAATCAAGCACTTGATACGGCTCAAGTAAATCCTCATTCTTTAGGATGATGAATCTATTACTTACCCACTTATTAGATTTTATAATCTCCTCCTCTTTACTATCTTCAATTCTCTTTCCTAGATAGTATTGATTAAGAATCAATCTAACGCTCTCAACAGAATTCTCACCACAATAAACAGCCCATTTCCAATTGTGTAGTCTAGCGGCCAAGTTCAAAAACCATAACGCAAAAGAAGTCTTACCGCTATGCCCATGACCTAAAACTACCGTCAACGCCTTCTTTATAAACTTAAAGTGTGGGTCTAACTCTTGATAACCACAATCTAATCCTTTATCAAACTCACCTCTCTTGTACTTTAGAAGAAAGTCTAAGCCTTCCTGTTCTGTCTGTATGAACTTATATAAATCCTCCTCTCTCATAGACTCTTGAAGGGACATCTTTATAAACTCATCTTGTATCTCTACCAAAGGAGATAGTAAGCCATGCTCTAATCCGTTATTTAAAGTGATTTTAGCGGCTCTGTAGTCATCTTCACCTAATTCCTGCCTGCGTGTCTCTAATGCGCCTAAAAGGGCTTGTACGCCTATATCCTCCTGAACTAAACCACCTGCTATGAATCCACCAAGTAACCTTCCTGCCTTCAACATCTTATGATTTCGCTCTCCTTCCTTAGCATTCAGGAATAGATTACATACCATCTCTAGCTTTCTAAAGTCTGTTTTAGTAGCTAGTGTTGGCTCTGATGGTAATATCAATCTCTCCTCTCTGATTATATCTGTGAATATTAAGCTCTCCTCATTCACATGGATATCAGGGTCATGGCTCACAAATAATAATCTAGATATGTTACTACATGCAGGGTCAATGCCATCATACTTACTGATAATAGCTCTGTAATGTGCTGAGTAATCCTCCTGTGATTGTATTCTCATTAAGCAATGGATACCTTTCCCAGAAGATGAACGCCAGATAGCTAAGATAAATGGGTCTGCCTTTAGCATATCTATCTTATCCTGTATCTCTTCATCTGTAGAATCCTTCATGTCAAAGTCTAATGGAGCTAACCCTGAGTAGTGACTGATACCTTCGTTAGTTCTATCTCCTGCCTTGAACTGACCTCCCCATATAATTGCAGGAAGTTCTTTCTTATTGAGTACACCATTCTTAACCTGAGAAACCTTATCAGCCCATCTACCTATCTTAATCCATGTCAAGGCATTGGCTACTGATATATATTTCACATCATTAGTCTTCAACATACTAGGATAAATGCTTATTAAACTCTCTAAAATATTGTTCTCTGTTATAGTATTACTCATAGTATAGTATGTATTATTATTAATGTATTATTCCTTGTATTATTCATTGTATTATTATGGTAGAAAATTTTTTCATGGGGGTATGAAGTTTTTTTCAGGGGGGTATAGAAAATTTCTTCATGGGGGTATAGAAATTATTTTCAGGGGGTACTAGAAGATTTTTTCCTACCCATTGGCTTAGCATGGATGCTTGTATCAGCCAACATAATATACCTTTTTGAGTATCCTTCTACATCTGCCCTCTCATAGTTTACAATGATATGACCTGCTCCTTTTAGTTCGTTAATCCAATTTGTGATGGTTCTGTTAGATACCTTGTATAATGTGCTAAAGTATGTGTTATTTGCCCAACAATAGCCTTTCTCATTGCATAGGGCTGTGATTTCCCCATACAATAGCTTAGAATTGGGCGTTAGCTTCTTATCATACCTGACAGATGCAGGTATAATAGCATAGTACGACTTTTCCATATGTTATTTATTTTGGTTTTTTCTATTATGCATTTCGCATATTCCATGTGGGTTATCAAAAAATATCATTCCTTCTGTCTTATCCATATCCCAAAATGCAGTACAAGCAAACCCCATACTTTCTGAAATACTTCCTTTACCTTCTCCTTTATTCATTGGGTGTTTAAATAATGGTATTTGTCTTGTGCAATTACAACAGCAATTTCCTTTCCATCCATTTTCGCAATCCATAGGTTATTTGTTTTGGTTATAGGTTTTCTATTTCTTGTTTAACTTCCATCCAATATTCTAATTCCATTTCGTGCATATTCCTTCTTAATGTTACTATATGCTTTAAATCTAATATTTCATCTACTGCTATTAATGCACATTCTTTAGCTTGATAATAATTATTTGTTACCTCAAAATATTTATCAAATAATTCTTTTGCTTTTTCTTTTGGTGTCATAGGTTATTTGTTTTCTATTATATCGTAGTAAAAGGAATTCGTATCCTCTACTATCCATTTATCTGATTGATTCTCAACGGAATCTAGGTTAGTGTCAACCTTAAATTGTTTTAAATCTTCAGGTAACTGCTTTGTAACCCAATTGCTATCCTTCCAAAATATTCTGTTGTTAGGCATGCACATGAGATACCCATCATCAGACTCAAGTAAGTGACCGCATTTGTAGTCAGAAGGTTCATCGCTGTAAGGATTGTTATACCAATCAATAGTCAATATGTATGTAGCCCATACCTTACTGCCATCCCTTAAAACTACTTGACACCTGTGATAAGCTAAGAAATCATACTCAATAACAGATACATTCTCGCTAAAGCAATCCCATAGCTGTTTGTAGTTGAATGGGATGTCGTTTGTGGGAACTCTAGTGTATATCTCTGATATTGGAACTCTACTCCTTAACATGCCTGAATCAGTTAACACATGGAATGTAAGTATCTTACCTCCACATGATTGGATGCCAAATACATACACATTGTAATACTCGTTCATGTCCGCATCTTCTTTCGTAAAGTAAGATTTCCTTACTACACCTTTAAAACTTGGTATGTTTGAATTTAAAACCATTGTTTGTTTTTTTATTCATCATCATCTATGTCCAATGGTTGTAGATGTGGTGATGTGGTTTGAAAATTAAGCAATTGATGGTACTTTGTCATCCATAGTTCGGAATTTCTTTTGAACTTATTCTTCCTTTCTCTTTCCCCTTTTAACTGATTTAGAATATTTTTAGTGTACTCCTCCTGTCTGTTTAAGGTGCCTAGTTTACGAAGTTTTTCGTTCTCATCCTTTAGTTCTGCTATCTCTGATTCTAGAATGCCTACCTGAAAACCATAATCCTTTATCTGCCTATGTAACTCTGCAATGACCTCATCCTTTGAGTATACTCGTTTTACCTGTAGCAATACCTCTCTTTCGGTAAATGATTTCATGATTGATAAATTAGTTTCCTTAGTTGTTTAATTAGAATCTCTCTTTGTGCTTCTAGGATTGCCAATGCCTTTTTTACCTGCTCAATGTCGTTCATGTCTATATTCATATCAAAAAATTAAGATTGCAAATCTAATGCATTGCTTAATTCATCTTCTATTTTAGACACAAATAATTTATAATTATTAATCGCATACACTGAATTAGGGTTAGATGCCATGTAACTAATTGATTGACAGCTCACTCCTAAATAGTTAGCCAAATGGGAAACTTTTATGGCGTACCTATTTATAAGGATAAAAACTATCATCTTTTTTGCTTGCTTAGCATCTGATGATTTTCTCCATGAAATGATTTCTTCCACAGATACATTATAAATTTGAGTAATACGATTGACAACATAGTGAATAATTTTTTGATGAATGTCATCATCCCCAATTTTCTTGAGGATGACAACACATCTTTTATTATCCTTTAGGCATTCTTGCTTTAGCTCATCAATTAGCCTTTGGATTTTGTCTGACATTAGATTGTAATTTTGATACATTTAACTACAGACTTGGTTTTCTTTGGCTCTCTTTCTAGGATATTAGCTGATAGCCTGTTACCCCATTTTTTAACCACCACAAACCTTTCATTGCTCACAGGTTCCTCAAACATCAGGTCAAACTTGCTCCTATGCTTGTTGTGGTGCTGTTTGCCATCAGACTTATTCCATGCTAGGAATGATTTTTGTCCTGCTACTAAACCTAAAATTAGGTCTTTTGTCTCTCCGATTTGGTTAACTTGTAAACCATTTTTTGTTCTCAGATTTTTCATTTGTTTTTATTTTTTGGTTAATGAAAATTATTGTTTTAAGAAATAGTACATCAATCCGAATATGAAATACATGGGTATCATCATCCATATATTATCAGATGCGCTTATGTCTTTGTCCCATAGAAACGCACCAATACCCAATGCTATTGTAACCTCAATCACCTTTTTTATTTTCTTCATCCTTAAATATGTTTTTTAAAATTTCCTCACCTTCCATCTCTCTTTCAAATTGTCTATAGCCATCGTTCATAGATAGTGTCATTGCTTTGCTTAATACTAGCAAATCAATTACGCTCTTACCTGATAAATCACTACATCCTTTGATTAGATGTGATGCTTGTAAACATCTTACCTTTTTAAACTGCTCGTCTTTTGACATAACTGCTTCTAGTGTTAGCTGTGATGCTATGCTGACAATTAGTTCAACGCCTTTCAAATTCTCCATTGTTGTATGTTGTGTTATTAATTAATCCTGTTCCTTTGCAATCTTTACATTCGTATGCTTTCTCATAATCCAAACCTTGCTCCTCACTTCCTGCATAGTCTAAATAGAATCCATCACCACTGCATGTGGGACATGTGATTGTGATTTGTACATGCGCTTGTTTCATGATGTTTCGTTTATTTCGTTTAAGAATGCTTTTTCTTTGATAGGGTCACTCACCCATAGGTTATATAACTCCTCTAGTTGTTTATATCTATCTTCTGAATACCACGCATTGTGATATAATTCTGCAATAAATATCTGTCTTTCTCTAGGTGTCAAATCTGTGAATGTTGATACCTGTTGTTTTAATATGCTCATTGTTTTTTAATTTAAATTGTCAAATGCTCTGTTGATTATATCGTTTATTGCTTGGATGTTAGGCTTATGCTCATCCTCATCAAAATCAATTGTATTGATTAACTCTTTAGCACGATGATTGATGATAGTTATGGCTGTCTGTATCTCTGCATCATCCCATAGTTGTTCTGTCTTAGCCACATACAGGATGGATGTTATTACAGCATCCATGAAATCATTGTAGTCATCATCATTCTGTATAGCTACATCTACTACAATCTTAGTTAGTATATTCATCAGGACTTCCTGACCTGTCATGCTCATGCTCATACGATATGATTTATTTTTTTATACTTGTTGTTACATAAATTCACTACAGAAAAATACACCACATCATTCTCATGAACTCCCATGTCACTAAACACCCACCACTTATCATGTCCATGATTATTGTATTCATGTGTAGCATAATACTTGTTCTCATCCATTGATACTTCAAAATGTTCTTTGGTATCAATCTTAATTAAATTTACTTTGTCCATGTTAATTGGTTTTTGTTGCGATGAATAAAATATGTACATAAGGTGAATCATAAGGTACATTCAATTGGTCACATACTTGGTTCCATGACTCAATGTCTTGTACAAAATCTTCAGGATATAGTGTAAGATACTTTGGTGTGGGAGCTATGTCCCACTTACCAATAGTTAATACTTTCTGCTGTTGCTCTGTTAAAAATTTTTCCATGTTTATATGTTTTCATAGTTATCAAATGAATTGTTATACTCCTCTATCTCTGAGTATATAGGCTTAGCACCTATGTACATCTTCTCGCATTCACTACATAGATGGAATCCATCGTATCTGTGTGATGCCACATTTACATTACATTCATCGCAATGGTACAATCCTTCAACTTCTTTTTCAAATTGTCCTGTCTCTGTACCCATCAATGTAAGGTATCCGTAATCCTTAGCACATGATGTGCAACAATCAAACTTCTTCTCGTATGATGTCTTGTATACCCAATCATCACAATCTAGGCAATGGATGTAGTCACCTGCCTGATGTTTAATTTCTGCTGAGTCTCTGTCAATATGAAAGTCTAACTTGCTTTGTGTAGCTCCCTTGTCCCAATCATAGCTGTACTTGTTAGTCTTTTTGGTATCGTACTTGTGAATCTTAGTACCACCATAATCTAACCATTCGCTAGGCTTGTAGTTGCTGTTGCTGAATAATACGCCTGTCTCTGTATCTGTAACACATGCATGTTCGTTTACGATGTATACCTTATTATCAATAGTCAGGAATGCAAACTTGCTACCTACAATGTCTCTGCCTATCAAATCCATGATAGCCTTCTGTTTGTAAAAGTCTCTAGGTAACTTGCGTAATACCTGCTCCATGTATTGGTATGTGTCACTGCGCTTGGCTGTTGATGGGAATTGTCTGATGATACCATTGTGAACGAATACCAAACCTTTGTTGATAAGAAATGGGTGTGTATTCTCATAGTCTACATTACTGCCTGTGGCAATCCTGCCATGACCGATGAAATGTGACTGAGGATATTTAGCAACAGCATCCTGATACTTATTCCATAATTGCTTTGCATCAGGCTTTGCTGACTTAACGATGACTAGCCTGTCACCTGTGGTGTATACGAATCCGAATCCTTGAGGATTGTTTTCTATGATGGTGTTGAAATGGTCTTGCTTTAAGACTTGCTTAGGTTTTTTTACAAAGAATGTACACATAGTTTTGATTATTTGATTGTTTACAAAGTTAGTTATAATATTTTGTTTGACAAAATTTGTAGGGGATTAAATTAATCTAGGAATAGATATGTCGCTTCCCCTACAGCCATGAAAAATTAAAAAGGATTTTGAGATGAATCAGTTAATAAGTTTAGACTCAATTCATGTTCATTGAATATATACACGAATCTATTACCATCTAGTCTCTTAGCTAGAGCGCATATATATGTGCCATCCTCGTGTCTGATAAAGTTCATGTAGTACCTTTCAGATGACAAAGTAGATAGCTTAAATTCAGCCCTGAAACACATGTTTGTTGTATCTGTGAATCTAGATGTGGTAATTAGCATTGCAAATATTCTGTTGAAAAATGACATCTCGCTCTGAGAATATGTTTGACATACTTGCATATCATTGTCTCTGCATGAATCAAACAATCTTTCTGTCTGTGAATTAATAACCGATACAGGCAATGTCTCATAGTTTAATACAGAGCTAATCACACCACCAATAGTATTTAATGCTTTCTTCACCATGATACTAAAGTTACTGCTGTATTCACATGGTGTGCCTAATGATACCATGCTGTTTGGCGCAAAGAATTGACATAGCTGTTCATTTGTCGCTCTCATATTGTTTACATAAATTTCATCTGAAAGGAATGCTGTATTCAATTCTGTTCTAGCGCTTGATGATAGTCCTCTGTAGCTTTCTACATTCTGAGCGAATGATGTAACAATAACATCCTCGTTCACACCATCAATACTGCCATCTCTCACATCGTTAGAACGCTCCTGTCTGTATGAATCATCGTTTGATAATTCAGTCACTGCATCTGTTACCCATGTGGATGTCGTATCAGGTAAGTCTACATGGAATACTCTTTCTCTAGGTGCTTGTGTAGTCTCTGTAGGTTCCTGTGTAGTTTCTGTAGGAGTAATGATACTCATGCTCATCATCTGCTCAACTTTCTTAATCGTGTTAATTGTAACGATACCACATTTGTACTTAGCTGATAATGTGATGAATGTCTTGAACTTGTTTTTGAACTTATCCATGTCGCCATTGCACACTACATTCAACATGAAATTGTATAACTTAGAATTCTTTTTAGCCATCTCAAGGATAACCTTGTTATGTGTCTTACCATACAGGTCATTCAATACTATGCGCATCAAATCAATTCTGTTCTTAAGGATGGTGTTGCTCTTGATTGCAGGGAATATTCTGAATTCAAGAATCTCATTGTTCTTCACATAGAATGATTGGTACTTTCTAGGTGAGCGAAGGTATGTGCCAAACTGCTGTGCTTGGCAATAGCTGTTGTTTAAACGCTTCTCATAGATTGAATAGAATATTGGTAAACTTCCTTTCACTTTCTTAAGGATGTCTCTAGAATTTTCACCATTGATTGATACATTGATGTGACCACCACATCTGTCGCTAGTTTCCGCATCCAATATATCCCTAACAGGTGCAAGTACTTCATTGATGACTGCATCATTGTTCAATGGTAATACAGGTGAAATCAATTCAAATCCTCCATCACCTAAACTGCCATCTCTCTCTTTCTTAAATCCTGTCTCAAAAGCTAATTTAATAGCATTCTCTCTGTCCCTGAATGTGTAGTCTTGCTTCTCTGCTTCAAATCCAAAGTTAACTGCACCTAAAGTCTTGTCCATGTACTTTGTGAAATTAGATGCAATCTTTGGATGCCATGCTGAATAATGATAACCTAGCAATGTATCTGTTCCCCAAATTTGGCTGTCATCTGTAACCTTTACAAGTCTTCCCACTTCCACCAATGACTCTGTTAAATCAGGTGCAATCATGTCATCACTGATAACAATAACTTTAATCTTGTATCCGTTATGCTCTCTGTTTTCATCAATGTAATACTTCATACCGAATTCATTTACTAGCAAATCAAATAGTGAACTGCTGATATGAATTTCTGTATCATTTAGCTTTAATCTTATTCTGCTTCCACCTGAATGTGTTGAATACAATTGTGGCACAATTATTCTTCCGCTGTTCATTTTAGCTAGTCTGAACATGTTAGCATATCTGCTTTCACTATTCGTTCCTGATGAGTAAACGCTCTCGTAATCATAGACTGCATCACTTGTCATTGAACTTGATGTCATGACTACAAACTTTTGGATGTACTTGTTAGAGAATGCATCCAATGGTAATAAAAATTTGTTTCTGCTTCTCTCATTTACAGGTGTCAATACAGAGAATTTTCTAGGTTGTTTTTTAACTTGATTCATGGCTGTGAATTTTTGGTTATTGGTTAAATTATTTGATTGATTTTTGAGCATTGTCATAGTACATGTAACTTCCTAATGCACCTGTCGTAAACACAAAGCATATGATTGCTAGATTGACAGCTGTTGGTTCCATTGTCATGAAACCTAATACAGGAATAAACATTGTCACGATTGACAATAGAACTGATAATACCATGTTGATTGTGTAATAATTTCTCATTTGATTAAGATTTATGATTGATAAAATTGTGTACTAATGTGAATTGCTTAGGAAAAAATGTACCTAGAATCTCCTGCAATTTTATTGTGCCATTCTCCTGTATAGATTGGATAGTGAATACATCAAATTCATGTGTGTAATCATCTGTGAATGATACAGAATCATTGACATTAAAGCTAGGCGCATCTGCTGATAATTTGCTATCTAGATACTTGACACATTCATTGAATGTTCCCCAAAATTCTGCACTAGCATCTTGATTAGCTGATACCATCCACAATGTGTATCCATGTGTGGAATGTGATGCCTGTTGCCAAATAGAATAATCTGTTTGCTCACTTTCGTATGCAGGTACACTACCTGATATCTTTGTGAATGATAAACCTGCGATTAATTTTGATTTGTTTTTCATACTAATGATTGTTAGTTTTTGATTGATTTGTTGCACTATGGCACCACAATGATATGATATGTATGTATACAAACATCAATTGCACCCAAATATTTTCAGGATATTTTTTTAGACACAGATAACACAATGGGAATCAATCAGATGCAACAGAAAAAAAATTTAAAAAAAAGTTATCAGGACAGCAAACAGGGATAATTGCAAACGATTGCGGAAATATTTGCGGAAGAAAAACACAGGACAAAATCAGGGACATATATAGTATGTGATTGTTAACAGACAATAGAAAGAAACAGGACACAATGCATACAGGAGAAAACACAGGAGAGAATAGTTATAACTAAGAACTTAGTCACATACAGGTGAGACACAGGAAGACAGGCAAAGGTCATTTCGGATTATTACACAGGGACAAAATACACAGGAGATAGGTAAGCATGACAGAATCATAGCACACAGATACACATGGGGAAAGGGTAATGTTACGCATACAGGCTTACATAGGCATCTGATAACACTATAACACATTGATTGATAATGAATTAGGTTACTAACCTACATTAGGATTGACCTACCCACTCAGGCAAAGCAGTTTCCCACAGGTTAGGCATGGCCTGTCATTAATACTGGAACCCTACGCTATCAGATTGATGGGGTTATTCTTAATAGGCTAGAATGGGCAAATGTGTGTGCAGATTGCAAAGGCATAGATTGACCCACCCAGTCTGCAGAACTGCAAGTTGCTGGGCCAGGGTCGGCCGCCCCCTAATAGGGCGGGCCGCCCAACACTGCACTTTTGCACGTGTAAATCGTAATACTACGATACGTATATATTCGTAATTATACGAATTGATATACGAATGTCCAGTTATTACTTTACTAAACTGGACTTAAGTAAAGCTATTGCTATACTATGAGAAATACTATGTAATATATATAAGAAGGAAACCTCATAACTCTTTGACAATCAATAACTGTTTCTCAATTTTTTTAAAAATAAAAAGGAAAATTTGTTTTATGAGGGTATAATAACTAGATTTGTTACTCAATCTAAGCACAAATATATGGAAGAATATAATTTCAAAAAAGCTTTATTAAAGTCTCAGGAAGCAGTGGTTTTTATGGGGGATTTTTTTAAAAGCAAAGGGTATGAGGTAGATATACCTGAACTAGTTATAGCTCCATATAATGTGGGGGCATTTTCAGAATATGCAGACCAAGGAGATATGTTCTTAAGAAAGGATGGGGAAGAGATTAAACTAGAAATAAAGAATATAAATACACCATTTACTACAACATGGCCTTATAAGGATGTAATAGTAAACTCATACCCTGGCTATCAATCAAAAATAGTTAAACCAGATGTGCATATAATACTAAATAAAGATAAGACACACTACATATCAATAAGAAATGAAACATTTGACAAATGGGAGCTTAGGAGAACCTTTGATAGGGTAAAGCAAAAAGATTTACTATTCTATTACGTAGACAAGAAGTATATTAATTTTTTTAAAATATAAGTATGAGAAACCATGAAGCCTACCTAGACTCACCATTTAAGGTGCTAGGTCTAGAAGAACGCCATTTCGTAACAAAAGAAAGTGAGGAGATATTACAACTAACAGATGGGGATGACCTGTACGCAGTCAGGAGGATACCTAAGAATAAGATGCAGCTACACGACTCAATGACTTACACTAAGTTATTCCAAGACAGCTTTAAGGCATTCATGAACCTTAGCCCAGCATCTCTAAAGATTGTACTTTACTCTATGTGTCACATAAGGCCATTAGCTAAGGTGACTATACTTAACCCACCTGACTTAATGGAACACTGCGGAATCAAGTCTGAGTCTACGATAAAAACAGCAATCACAGAGCTGGTAGCTGAGAAGATATTAGCACGTAAGCTAGGCTCTACTATAGAGTTTTGGGTGAACCCAAATGTTTATTTTAATGGGAATAGACTGAGGCTATTATAAATTCATTATTTTTGTATAATACAATCATAAATAAGTATTAGCATGGCAGTAAATTTAAAAAAAATCAAAGAGGCAATAGATTCAAAGAAGTCTGCTGGAATGAGTAAGTCAAAAACTGAGATGGATGAAAAAACTGTTGATGGCAAGAAAACAACTAGCACACTAACAGAAGCTGTAGAGGATGAAGATTTAGATGCATCTTACTATTCTAAAACAAAAGAAAAGAATGGTGAGCAAAAGGTTAAAACATTTACTAAGATTGAAACTGAAGATGGGCCAGAGTACTCAATGAAAAAGAACTTCAAGCCATTACTTGGTGTAAAGTATAAAGAGGTAGACAAGGAAATATCTCCAAGAAGAGGTGAGAGAAAGATGGCTGAAATGAAAAAATTTATGAATAAATAGAAATGGCAAAGGTAAAAGGAACAACATCTCAGAAAATAACATTTGGTAAACGAAAAACAGGTTATGCTAAAAAAACTTATAACAAACATTCTCCTAAGCCTAAAGATTATAAAGGCCAAGGAAGAGGTTAAGATTGAAGAACCAGCTCCTATTGAGGAGAAAGGTGAATGGACTGAATTCAAACCAGTAAAGAAGCCTAAAGCTAAAAAGGTAGAAAAGGTTAAGCCTAATATTAAAAAACAAAAGAATGAAAGTAAACAAGCTAGGAGTAAAAAATAGTTTGGTTAATAACATTAACGCTAAGAAAAAGGCAGGTACATCAAAGCCTAAGTCCAAGTCTACTGTTAGTAAGGCTGATTATAGTAAGTTGAAAACAGGTAAATGGAAATAGCATGATACCAGGCGTAACAAGAGTTAATGGAGGAATCATGTATAGAGGGGAGAGATTCCCTGGCTTTAATAAGCCAAAGAATGCGCCTGCTGGTAGCCCAAAGAAAAAGGTGGTACTTGCTAGAAAAGGCAACAAGGTTAAAAAGATTGGATTTGGATATAGAGGCATGAGCGATTTTACTAAGCACAAGAACGAAAAAAGAAGAAGAAACTACTTAGCTCGTTCTGGTGGTATTAGAAACAAGTCAGGTGCCTTGACAAGAAATGATATATTCTCCGCCAACTATTGGGCTAGGAGAGTTCTATGGTAGATTTTTCTGGTTTTCATATTGATTTTTGGTTAGGCCCCTCCACCGCAAAGGAGGGGTTTTTTAATTGCATTCTTGCAATTTCCTAGTGAAATGAAATTCATGCAATTTTGTAGCTTTGCGCCATGCACCTATTTAAGATTTTTAGTTTCGGTAAAGTAATTTACAAAGGCCTCTACGACTCCTTGCAGGTGCTAGATAAGACTACGCCTAGCTTTAAAGGATGTGGTAATGAATTCCATGAAAATAGGGAATGGTGGGTGTCTGTAAACAATAAAAATGAGATTATTGCATACTGTGGTTCTATATATACAGAAGGCATCTGTATATTCAACAGAGCATGGGTATCACCTAAGTTAAGAGGCAGGGGTATGCAGAAGAGGATGATACGACTAAGACTTAAGAGAGCTAGAGAGATATCTAGAATTGTAATCACATATACTACACCAGATAACTACAATAGTGTAAACAATCTAATATCATGTGGGTTTAAGTTATACGGCCCAGAGTACGCATATGGTGGCAGACAAATGTTATACTTCATGCACAACTTAGGATAAAGTTCGCTAACTTTGCTTTTAAACAAAGGGATAATGAACATACTACACGGCAAGGCATTGGTGTTGGTAGACCCAGAAGCAAAGGCTAAGAAAAAAATAAGCACACCTTTTGGGGATATTGAATTACACCTAGCTACTGACTTTTCTTGGGATAGTAAAGTCAAAGAGTCTACAAATGGAATTTTATTAGAAAGCTTTCAGGGCGTACCAAAAGGTACCGAAGTTATTTTTAACCATCGTGCTACTACTCAAGACAATGAGATAGACGATAAAATATTTTTAATAGATGGGCCTTTCATATACTTCTACATGGACAATGGAGAACCGATACCCTTTGATAATCACTATCTCATCAAAAGAATCAACAAGCCAAGAATTGAGTCAAAGTTTATGCATATACCAGATAACGTGCCCACAGAGGTTTATGACAACATCTTTGAGATTGTCAAGACCCCCAAGGGTTGTGATAAGTTCAAAGCTGGGCAAAGGGTAGTTGCATATAGATACAGCGACTACGCAATACCTTATGCTGTTGATGGAGTACACGGAACCGCAATTAGATTAAAAGAAGAAGACATATTAGCATTACACAATGAGCAAATATAATTTAGAAGAAGAGCTTAGTCTCTACAGACAAGATGGTATCGTAGGCATGTACTACGCATTAAACAAGAAACTCAATGAGCTTACTAAAGCTATTGACGGAGCTGACATCAACTTCTCAGATAAAGAAGACAAGTCATTTGACAGGCTTATGAAAGCCATGGTAGAGTGTAAGTACATTGCTGAGAATATGAAATGGCTTCGCACAGAGTTTGCACTTACTGGAGATGAAGCTAAGGATAAGTCACATGCTTCTAGAAAACCATTAATTGAAACACTTACAAGGAATGCTTAGTCTTATACAACTAACTAGAACTGAATTAATAGAGATTGTAAGAGATTTAAAGAAACAGCTATATGCACTTGAGGCAAAGCGTAAAAGAAATATAGATGTATTAGAGAGAAGAGTTGTTAGGAAGAACGATAAGATAAGAAAGCAAAGTGGAATCATATTTATACTAGAGAAAAGACTTTATGGGCAAAAGCTAAAAACAAGCAAGATAAAGACACAAGCTAAGAATGAGGCGTATGAAGAGGCTACAAATAATATTGTAAACAAAGAAAAGTCTCTGATTGATATTAGCAAGTACCACATGTCTATACTTGAGCTGTCAGAAGTGTTTGGCGAGTCACCAGCTACAATTGTAGTACTTTTATGGGCAGGGAGATATGAATACTATTCTAAGAAAGAGTTTAACATCAACTTCCCAGACTCTCCAATAAACTTTGTTAAGTATAATACTACACTGAATAAAAGAGGGCTATGTAATAAGTGGGATAATAAAAGGTACTACTATTACATATCAGCATCTGGCAAGGATATGATTGCAAGAATTAACAAGTACATAGAAAAACGAATGAATGGTTGAGACAGTAGAAATATACGGAATCAAGATTAAGCTACCTGAACGATTTAAAGTTCACAAGCGCTCAGAATACAAACGAGACCAAAAGTTTGAAAGGATTGAATTCCCAGACAGCTTTTACTCAATTGAATTTGCTGAAGACGGAGTTGCGCTGTATAGCGAAGAGCAAGTGCAATACATCACAGATGAGTATGAAAAGATGAAGCATGGATATTGGTTTTATAACAATGGGGTTCCAACCTATATCACAGGTATCCACTACTTCTATTTAAACTATTGGACACTAGAGGATGGCTCTAGGCCAGATTATAGAGATGCGGATAGAAGATGGTTTATTTACAGAGAACATTGCGAGTCATTACCATACTGCTTTGGAGTAATACGTATTAAGAAGCGTCGTGAGGGAGCCACATCACAAGAGGCATGTGCGCTTGTTTACAAAGCGATTATGAAGCCTAAGTCTAACTGCGGAATAGTAAGTAAGACAGGTAATCCAGATGCTAGAGATGTGTTCCAGAAAATGGTTGTGTGGGGATACAAGAACCTACCAGTATTCTTAAAGCCATCTGTGGAAGATGAGACATCTAAAACAAGTTTAGTATTCTCTCCTCCAAAAAGAAAAACAAAAAGTAATACAAGAACTAAGGGTCAAGTATTTGATGATGACATGGGATTAGAGTCTGTGATTGATTACAGAAGCACTGCACTAAACTCATATGACTCTGGTCGTGTTACAGCAATACTTATTGACGAGGGTGGCAAGTGGCCAAAGGATGTGCCTATTAACAAGTACTGGCCTATTGTAAGAAAGACCCTAACGAAGGGTATGATTAAAGTAGGTTTTGCTGTTATACCATCTACTGTGAATGACTCTGATAATGGAGGTAATGAGTTTAAAGAATTATTTGATGGTAGCTATGCTAGCGAAACAAGCAAGTTTACGGCTACAGGATTGTACCAATACTTCTGCCCAGCATACGATGGGTATGAAGGTTTTATAGATGAGTATGGGATGTCTATTATTGATAAGCCCACGAAAGAACAACAGCAATACATTAAAGAAAAGTTTGGTATTGATATAGAGGTTGGAGCAAAGGACTTTTTGATGCAACAAAGAACACTTATCAAAGACCCTACTGCCTTATCTGAAGAGGTTAGAATGAACCCATTCTCAGTAGAGGAGGCATTTAAGATTGATGCCAAGAAATGTTATTTTGATAGCGAGATGATATACGAGCAGTTGAATATACTTGCAGTAGAGCCTGTCAGAAAAAGAAGAGGTAGATTCTTATGGAAGGATGGGGTAAAAGGTGGAGATGTTGTATTCAGCGATGCTACAGACGGAGAGTGGAGCGTAATAGAACTACCAGATGTTTCCAATTTATCACAGCACGGAGATAGGGGTAGAGTACCAGGAAACACACCTGTCTATGTGATGGGAGTTGACCCATTCAGAAACTCTATCGTAAACTCAAAGTATGGCTCTATGGGTTCAGCATGGATGATGAAAAAATTCAATGCCGCAGACCCAGAAAACACAGGATTGCCAGTTGCCCATTACTATGGAAGACCAAGACTAAAGACATTGTTTGATGAGGAAATGTTAAAGGCGGCTATCTACTATGGTTGCAAGATAGTATATGAGATGGATGCCAGTGACGATATTGTAAGGACTGCGATGGAACTTAAGTTATTAAACTACTTAAGCAAAACTCCAGATTCTGCTATCAAGCCTGGCAAGGAAGGACAGAAAAATAAAGAGTGGGGAGTTAAGAGTTCTGACCCATACGCAATGGGGCAGCAGCTTGAATTAGCAATCCAGTACACAAATAGTCACATACACAAATTATATTATGAAGAGCTTTTAGAGGAAATGCTTGTTTACGACCACATGAATCGTACGGAATATGACCGTACAGTTAGTTTTATGATATCACTCCTCGGAATGATGGGTCATAGGACAAAACAGGAGTCTATGGTTAAAACATTGCCAATTCAAACCTTTAAGCTTAAATTGTAATATCTTTGTAAAATAAAGAGTTGTAATGTCTAATAACAGTAATGCATTATTGAATTTCCATTCCGCTTCTCCTGAAAAGAAGAGGACTATGGAATTTGGGTTGAAAATAGCCCAACATATTGAAAAACATTGGAAAAGTGAGTACTACACTGATAGAAACAAGAGAATTGAAAAAAATATCAAGTTTGCTACAGGAAAACAACCAATGCAAGAATACCTATCTCAAATGAGCTTGGATGGTAAGGATGTATATATTAACATAGATACAACCCCACCTCCTATCGCTCCTAAGTTTGTAGAGGTAATCATAGGCAGCTTGATGAAAAGAGAGGAGAAGCCTAGAGTATCAGCTGTAGACCCAGTATCATTACAACAAAAGTTTAACGACAAGTCTGACTCTAAGTTCTTAATGGAGAACATGGATTTTGTAAAGGAATTAGAAGGACAGCTAAATACTAAGCTTGTAGATGAGAATCAGTTTATCCCAGAAGATAATGATGACTTAAATCTTTACTACGAGCTAGAGCATAGAATACCAGAAGAAATATTCTTTGAACAAGGTATTCAGTACGTATGGGACAGCAACTCAACTAATGTAATTAAAAGAAGAGTAATATTTGATGTAGTTACAGCTGGTTATGCTGGAACTAGAACTATAATGGATGAGCAAGGAAAGATTAAACTTAAGAGATGTATTCCTCAAAATCTAATCTACTCATTCTCTGAGTACGATGACTTTAGAGATGCGTCATTTATAGGTGAAGTACAGCCAATGAAGATTAGCGAGATTCGTGTACTATACCCAGATTTAGATGAGGAGAAGCTATTCCAAATATCTCAGAAGGCTAAGAATAGACAATCTATTAGCAGATGGGATGAAAGATGGAGAAGCGCTGAGACTAGACCATATGACGAGTTAGCGGTAGACATCTTGATGTTTGAATTAAAGACAATTGATAATTTATTATATCAGGTTAAAAAGACTGCCAACGGCTCTGTAGCTGTTGATAAGAAGGAAAGAATGCCTGAAAGACTTGGAGAGAATAAAGAAATGATTGACAAATCAATCTTCGTAATCTATCAAGGTGCTTATGTTATTGATAGCAATATCATGATTGAATGGAAGAAGCAGAAGAACATGATTAAACCTTCTATGCCAGAAAGAATGGCTGAGGCTTATTTCAGTTATTCTCTTTATATGCCAGACAACTACGAGTTAAAGAACTTACCAATGATTCAGCGTATGGAAACATCTATACGTCAAATGACATTGACACATCTTAAGATTCAACAATTAGTTGCTAAGATGAGACCTTCTGGTTTAATGATTGACATCAACAACCTTAGAAATATATCTTTAGGTGAAGGAAAGACAGTTGAGCCATTAGAGTTACAAAAGATTTACGACCAGACTGGTAACATGTACTATAGTGGTCAAGATGAAGAGGGTAACAGACAAGGGCCTCCAATACAAGAGCTTACAAATAGTGGTTCTGTAGCTCAGTTACAAGAACTTATTAATATATTCAACTACTACTTAAGTAGATTAAGAGAAGAAACTGGTATCAATGAATTAAGAGATGGTGCAGGCGTTAACCCAAGACTTGGAAACAAACAAATGCAGGCTGGTATAGCAGCGTCTAACAACGCTACTGACTTCATCTATGATTCTTATATCAATATCATTGAAAACACAATGATGAAATGTGGTATTTTATTGACTGATGCTGTTAAGTATAAGGTTAAAGAATACTCTAATTTAATTAAGGTTCCTGTTGATAATAGATACTTTGACATCAAGGTTGAGATGATGCCTGATGATGATTACAGACAATTCTTAGAGCAAATGGTACAATCTGCCTTATCTGGTGGAGCTATTGACTTTGAGACAGCGTTTAATATTAGGAATATTAAGAATGTTAAGCTAGGAGAACTTTATTTAGCTAGAGCTACTAAGAAGAAGCAAAAAGAATCTCAACAGCAAGCTCAGCAAAACGCACAAATGAATGCTCAGTCACAGCAAGAGTCATTGCAATTAAAGGCACAAGCTGATATGCAATTAGAGCAAATGCAGGGTGAGTACAAGGTAGGTGCTGTTAAGGTTGAGCAAGAAATGAGAGGTGACAATGATATGCAGACATTTGTTATGGGTATCTTACAGAAATCATTTGAAATGGATAAACCATTGACTCCAGAGCTTCAGAATATAGTTAACATGTATTTTCAGAAAGAACAACAAAAACAACTAGCTTTGCAACAGCAGGCTGAACAGCAAGCCCAACAAGAGGCTATGGCTCAACAACAGGCACAACAACAGGGATAAACATAAAAACAAAAAACTATGACTACAAATGAAGTAAATCCATTTGATACTGGTGCATGGAAAGACGATGAGTCTACCATCCCAGAGAATAATGGTGAACAAGCTACTACTGACGAAACAAAAGTAGACACACAAGACAAACCCACAGAAGATGGCGAAGCAAAACCAGACACAACCACAGTGGATGACACCAAGAAGGATGATGGCGTTAACAACGAAGCAGTTGATAAGACGACTGATGAGAGCGAATCTGGAGATACTTCTACGCAAGCTGAACCTGAACTAACATTCAAGAATGAGCTTTCTAAAAGAGTATTTGATGCTATCTTATCTGGCAATTATGCAGATGTTGCTCCTATTATCTATGAGCAGTCTGTGTTATCAAACTTAGATAAACTAAGCCCTCAAGATGCCGTTAAGTTACAAATGCAGTATGAGAATCCTGACATGACTAGCGAAGACATTGAGAAGGAGTTTAAGGATAGATACGAGTTTGAAGAAGAGAAGGTAGACACAGAATTCATGACTGAAGAGGAAATTAAAGCCCATCAGAAAAGAGTTGAGAAAGAAAGAAAGTCTTTTGAAAAAGAGTTAAAGCGTGACGCTAGAGATGCTGTAAGGTTTCTATCTGAAAAAAGAGAAGATATTGATATTCCTAACATCAACGAGTACATTAACTCAAAAGCTCCACAAGCCCCAGACAATTCTAAAGAAATAGAGGAGTACAATGCTTATATGGAGACTGAAAGAAAGAAGTATGAAGACTCTATTGAGCCTTCTTTAGAAAAAATTACTCCATTTGAGCTAGAGTTTAAGGATGACGAGGTTAACTTTAAAGTGAACTTTGTGCCTAACAAGGAAGACTTGGAAGGAATGAAGGATAAGCTAAAAGCATTTACCTTAGAAGACTATTTTGGCCCAGAGTATTATAATCAAGAAAAAGGAGAGTATAACACAGCTAAATTAGCTGAAGATATATACTGGAGAGAAAACAGGGAGAAGATTGTTAAGTCAATCGTATCTCAGGCAGTAGCTTCGGCTAAAGCAGACATGCTAAAAAAGATTAAAGGCGTAAGCATTGGTGACGCCCCATCATCTTCATCATCTTCAAATACATCTAGTAGAAGTGAATTGGATAGCTTTGTAGATAAGCTATATAGCATGTAATGCACCCCACCTTAGATAGTATCTTTGGTTTGACCCCTACCTAAAAAGTAGGGGTTTCTTGTTTATTGTAAACAATTAAAAAAATATATATATCTTTGTGTTAGATTTTTTATTTAGCAGTGCGCTAAGTTCTTACAGGCCAAGTGCGGTCAACAACATCATCACAACATTATTGGTATTTGTGCTTTGGCACACCATGAGTTCAATTCTCAGGAATGTTCTATTTTTTTAAAACAAAAATGTCAAATAAAAATGGCTATTAATCAACCAGCTGGTGTACAGCTAACAAATGGCGTAGGTCGCCAGTTTGTAAGTGACTTGTCACTTTTGAAGCCTCAATATTTTGAAAAATTTGTTGAGAAGTATGGCAACCAAAACTACACTCAATTATTAGAGATGGTAGGTTTGAAAGCAGTAGTTCCTTCTCGTGAATTTTTCCACTTTGAGTCTTACGGTAAATTGCATTCTTCTGCAAAGATTACTGCATCTACCACTACTTCTGTTACTAATACAGGAGTAACTGTAACTTTAACTGCAGGTTCTCACTACAACAGTGGTGCTCAATCTCCTATTCGTGTAGGTGAGGTTGTTGAAGCTGCTAGCTCTGGAGTTCAGTACAAAATTACAGCAGTAAACAAAGGTACTTCAGGTGCACACACTGCAACTATCGTTCCTTTAAAGAATGCAAGTTCTACTTTGGCTGCAGGTGAAGTTTTATTGTTCCGTGGTGTTACAGAAGCTGGTGAAGCATCTGATGCTGCAGATACAATTGCAAACTTAACTGAGAAGAAGCTTTTCACAACAACTGAAATTCGTGAAGACTACAAAATCACAGACCGTGCTAAGATTGAAGAAATTTACTTGGATTTCCCAGGTGGTTCTTTCTACACTTACAAAGGTTTAGATGAGGCTGTAAGACGTTTCATGAACAACAAGGAGTTCAAGTTAATCTTCGGTTCTGATGCTAATAACATCGCAGGTACTGTAGGTTCTAAAGGTTTAATTCCTCAAATTGAAGCTGATGGCCAAACTTATCAATATGATACAGTTGGTAACACTGCAGGTTTCGGTATTGAAGATTTCCATAACTTAGTTCGTCAGATTGATTTCAATGGTGGAGCTCAAGAGTACCATTTCTTAATGGATTCTTACTTGAGAACTGCAGTTGATGATTCTTTATTTGCTAAGTACACTAATGGTGCTATCCAATGGGCTTCTGTTGGTGGTTCTCAAGATGTAGCTATCAAATACGGTTTTGATTCAATCAAGATTGATGGTGTTACTTTCCACTTGAAGAAATACTTACCATTCAACGCAGAAGCTGTTTACGGACAAGCTTTAGCTAACAATGCTAACAAGTATGACTTCTTCGGTGCGTTAATTCCAATGAAAGATGGTCGTGATGCTCAAACTGGTGACAAAATCCCTGCTTTACGTGTAGTAAGCAATGAAGTTGAAGCTGGTAAAGAAATCAAGGTTTGGGAAACTGGTGCTTTAGCTAAGGTTCCTACATCTAGCAAAATGGAATTAAATGTACACCACATGGGTTATTGCGGATTACAAATGTTCGCAGCTAACCAATTCTTAGTAGTTAAGAAGTAGTAGTGTTATAGTTTTAAATCCCAATGTAAGGCCCTCCAGTTCTCTGGGGGGCTTTTTTTATTTGGTAAATTGATTACTGGGGGTTATTTTTGTTGTGCTTAGGTTTTCACTTTCATTTAAATTGTCCACGAGCCCTGTTTCTACAGGGCTTTTTTAATTAAAATACCTATCTTTGCCTAAAAGGATAAAACATGGCACTATCAAAAACCAAAAAGGTTTTGGATGAGAATGGCGATATTATTGACCAATCTGAACCAACAACCGAACAGGCTTTGTCTGCAGTCGCAGTAGAAGAAGCCACAATCGTAAAGAAAAAAGAAGTAAAAAAGGAAGAACCTAAGACTTATGTTTTTAGGTTAATTACAAACGCCTCTCCAAGTGATAAGCGTCAATTCCCTCCTCGTTTCATGGTAGCAAACACAGATATTGTGTATGACGAAAAAACAGGAATGAAAAGAGCTGTAAGATACTTGCCTGGCGTAAACACATTATGGGCTGACGAGCAAGATTCTTTGCCTGAGAATGTTGTAAACAAAAGGCCTAATATCGGATTTATGGATGGATACATGTATGTACCATCTTCTGATACTATGCTTGTTAAGTTCTTGACTATTAGTAATAGATGCATTAATAACGAGAACAGAGACGAGAATGTTCAACCAACTTACGAGTTGATGAACTTTGAGGCTATGAGCAAGAAGAAAATAGAATCAGTTAAAACCAAGCATGAGGCTATGAAAGTAGCGCTTTCTGCATCTGATGAAACAATGATGGAGCATGCTGAATACTTAGGTATTACAAGTGTTAACGCTCAGGGTATTGAAAAGGATGAAGATGAGATTCGTGTAGAATATGTAGCTGTAGCTGAAAATAAGCCAGATGTATTCTTGAAATCATATAATAATCCTACAACAAAAGCGTTTGCATTGATTAAGAGAGCTTTTGCTAGTGGTAAAATCACTGAGTCTATTGTTTTAGGCCAGGTTCATTGGTCTGAGACTCGTTCTCTAATAGCTACAATCCCTTCTGGAATTAGCACAATTGACCATTTGGTTAAGTTCTGTTTCAAGGAAGGAGATGGACAAAGATTCTACGATAGACTTAAGTCTGAAAAATAGTTTCTTAGGTTTTTTTTGGTAAATATTAAGGAGGTGCTGTAATTAGCACCTCTTTTATTTAAAATGCGTAATTTTGTAACAAATGGCTACAACTCAACAATTATACGACAACGCCCAGTTCTTGATTAACAAGTACGATGGGTCATTCATGGACAATCAGGAGTTCTTACAGGCATACAATATGGCTGCTTTAGACTACTACAATTTCCTAACAGATAAGGCTTATGCTCAAATGAGTCAGATGGGTATTTACAATACCGCTACAAACTCTGACTACTACATAACTGAAGCATTATCTCCATTTGTGATTGATGAATTATCTTTAGCTTCTCCTTATAATAGACCAGCAAATTTTGGGAGAATGATATATTTAAGAGTTGCTTACAATTCTGCGTCTCAAGGAAATTCAGTATTTGCACAAAGAGTTGATTTAACTGAGCTTGATAGCAAGTTAAACTCATCTATAGATACTCCTATTGTGGAAGAACCTATCTTCATTGAGACAACTAATAACTTTAAGATATACCCAGCAGGGCAAACTGGTGTTTGGTTAAGTTACTACAAAAGGCCAGCTGTTTATACTACGGTTGACTCTACAGCAGTAGAGTGGAACGATACAGAGATAAATCAAGTATTATTTAGAACTATAGGATACTTAGGAATCAACTTAAAAGACCCTAGTATCATACAATTCGGAAACATTAAAAAGAATGATTAATGACAAGGAATCAGGCGATAGAGTTAATTAAAAGAACGCACTACGGTGGGCTTGTTCCTGTTGACGCATCTCACTCAGACAGAGAAGTTAATCTTATGTTAAACATTGGTATTTCTGTGGCTGCTATTCGTAACTACAGAGAAAGCGTAAATGTAAGCAATGAAGAGTTTATTGGAGATGCATTTTATGTTACATTAAACAATTTAGCTATTGATTCTAATAACGAAGTTGAAACAAACTATACTCCAATTGGATTAAGCGTTGGTATGGTTATCTCTGGTTTATCTGTATCTGGTTTAGAAAAACAGCCTATACCAATTGAAACTAAAGATGTTTTTTTATGGAATGAACTTCCTATGGAGAAAGGTAGAGCGGGGTATCACATTAACGGAAGTAAGATTAAGTTCTTGTCAAAAATACCACTAACATCAAAAACTGTTAGCGTAAGAATGGCTGGTGTGCCAGATACAAATGATTTAAATAGTGAGTTGAATGTGCCTTCAGACCAATTATCAATTGCAATGGAGTATGTGATTAACTTACTAGATAAGAGAAGACAAGAAGATATTGCATCAAGAACAGCAAAATAATAGAAAATGAAATTATCTAAAATAATATACGAATACATAAACCAAGCTGGACATACAAATGCTCACTATAGAAGGCTTTATAGTATTGGTGTTCGTGGAGTTAAAGAAGCTGAACTTGATGTACTTGGCGATGCTAAAGTTACAAGAGTATCTGTATTGCCTAATAAAACAGCTAAGTTACCAGATGACTGCCTTAATGTGCTTAATATAGGCGTAGAGAATGGGCTTGGCCAATTAGCCGTTCTAAAGAAAGACCCAACTATGACTGGGTATAGAAAAGAAAGTGATTTAAGATTAGAACAAGACTTTGGCAAAGTAGCGGTTGATACGACTAGAATCAGAGACTTTGCATATATCAATGCAATGGAAGGTTCTGCATCTTATAAGGCTTTTGGCGCTTATGAAAAAACTAGCTTTGTTGGTTCTTATAAAATAGAAGACGGATTTATTATATTAAATCCAGAGTTTGGATATGACTACTTATTAGTAGAAGGTATTATGTCTGTTGACGAAACAGATGTAGATGTAGAAGCGATTGCAGAAGAGACTATTATTGCTTATCTTGCATGGAAGGATGCGCAATATATGCCTACAGGAAGGAAGATGAATTTATCAGAGAAGGCTATGAGAAAAACTGAGTTTTATAATCAAAAGAGATTATTAAAAGCTAGAGTTATGAAAGTATTGCCATCTGATGCGAGAAGCGTTACATTTGACAGCGAAAAGCTTATAGTAAAATAATATGGCTCAATTTCAACAGACTAAGGTTATAGAAGGAGGCTTGAACTCCGATTTAGATAAGGTAGAATTTTTACCGTCAGGTGATTTTATTGATGCTAAAAACGTTACCACACATGGTGGAGTAAATAATATCACAGGTAATAGCCAAATCCAATTAAAGGATACAGATGGTACTACAAACTTTACCTTAACTACATCTCACACAATTGTAGGTTCTGTTCTTAACTCTTTAAGAGATTCTGTACTATACCTTATTGCACATTCTACAGGTAATCATTTATTGGTTGAGTACAAGCAACAGACCAATACAGCTAAGATATTAGTAAAATGTGGGACTGGTGGCAATGCTGAGTCTGGTGCACTTAATTTAGACGCATCAGTTCAAAGCCATAATGTTAGAATTATAAATAGAGCAGATACAGCCGAAGAGGGGGACTTATTATTCTGGTTGGATAAAGATTACATTCCAAGAAAGATAAACCTTAGAAAGGCTTCTAATGGAGGATATGGTGCAACTATACCTGCGGAATATACAACCGTTATTAAAAAAGCACCTTTATACGCTCCTTTGAGTGTAAATTTAATAAAGTCTACTACTGGTAGCTTGAATGTTCAAAGTAAGGTATACCAATTTGCTTATAGATACATTTACGATGACTATGAAAAGTCTGTATTTTCTCCTATATCAAATGCGTTAGTTCCTTACTATGTTTTTAATGAGACAAATATTATACCTACAGACAATGCAACGGCATACAATTCTGTATCTATGGTATTAAAATCTGGAGCTGGTAATGTTAAAAATATTGAGATTATATACAGAGAATTTTCTGATGGGATATGGAGTAACTTCTATAGCATAGATACTATAGCTTCTACTACAGGGGATATTACATATGTGTTTACTGGAACTGGTCAAAAAATTCCATTAGACAACTCAGAGGCCCCAGATGTGCTTCAGTTTGACTATGTCCCAAATACTGCAAGAGCTCAAGAAATTGTAAATGGTAATGTTATTGCTTATGGAAACTTTACAGAAGGATATGATAAGACTGCTATTAATGGCACAACTGCATTGTATTCGGATACTTACTTTGGTACAAACTCAATGTTTTCAACTGGGGTTGTATTAAACAAGGCTTCAAATATGTTTTTAAGCCCAGGTGGCAAATATAAAATTGGAGTTGTTTACATGGATGAGTATGGTAGAAATGCTGGTGTATTTACAAAACCAGAATTTGTAGTAGATGTCCCACATGAGCATTGGAATTTAGGAGCTGGTAATAATGTTAGAAAAACACATCTTCCATCTCTTGCAATTTCAACTGCACCACCATCTTGGGCTAAGTTTTTTAGACTTGCTATTACAGAAGATAATAACTATGAGTCTGAAATTGTAACAGATATTATTGATTTTAAGTACGCCTCTGTATCTTCTACAGCTGGAGAGACTTGCTCTCTTTCAAGTATAACATTCCCTGCAGTTGCAAATAGCGGCCCAGATAGTTCTTTGATAACCTACTTGCCTTATAGCGGAAGTAATACATTAAAGTTAACTTACAACAATTGCGATACAAATGCTGCTGCTACATTGTATTATCCAAATAGTAGTGTATCATTTATAGCAAGATATAGGAATAAATTAATCACAGACCCTACTAGATTCTTATTTGAATATAGAAAAATAACTGCTGCTGTTTTAGGAACTCATTACACAGTAACAGTTAATTCAGCTGGGAGCGGGGGAGGAACAATACCAGCAACAGATTTTCAGTATGTAAGTGCTTCTGGACAAACTGCAACAATTAGATATGTAGGGACTACAGTTGTTTCTAATATTAGTTTTAATATAGCATTTAATACATCATTCGGAAGAGTTCCATCAACTGGAAATTTTACATATACAATAGCAGGCCCATTATCACAAAATGATACTTTTACAGTGACAATGTTTGCATCTACTGCAACTGTAACTGGAGCATTTTTCTTTACTTCATCTTATGGCGCAACACAACCAAATATTACAATAACAAATAGTACAACATCTGATTTATTTGCTTATGTAAATAGTACAAAGTACGTTATCGCTGGAAGCGGAACACTAACAACTGATGTGCCTTCAGGTTATACTGTAAGCGCATTTAGATATAATACAGTAACTGGTTCTGCTACTAATGCAGACATTACAGTATCTGTTTCTGACTCAGGAATACTTCCTGGTTCTGGTGCAATTATACCAAAGCAATTAATAGCTAGGGTGTCAAATATGGGTTATACTTTTGAAAATGGTGATTATGTATCTTTTGTATACGATTACTATAAGGATAAACAAACAAGTGGTCAATACTTAGGCAGAGGTGTAAACAACAGCGTGTTTAGAATTATAGACCAATTACTAGACCCAGATTTTATTGAATCTAATGGTACGACTTCTACTCTAGAAGGCTCTTGGATACAATTAGAAGAAACAGCTAAATCATTTTTAGACACAAGCGGAGACACATCTGCCACTCCTCAGATTATAGGGTTAAAGGCTAGAATATTAAGACAAAAGAAAACAGCTTCAATAGGCGCAGGAGGAGATGTTTTTTATGAAATACCATTAACTTATGCGACAACTGCATACACATTGAATACAGTTATACAAATGGATACTGCAGGGGATTGTGTGTACAAGTCTGATTATGTTATATTAGAAGGAGAGGGTGCAGCAGGCTCTGCTACTGAAATTGGAGGTAAGAATGATACTGTTCAAAGAGTTTTCTATAGCTCTGTTCCTACTAAAAGTTATTTAATATCACAGGATGAGGGGTCTCCTTTATTCTTGGCTAAGATTAATAAACATGGAAGACCATCTATAGAAGATAGACAAGCTAGACAAAGAACATTCCCTGGTACCATTAGATGGTCTCAGAACTTAGAATTTAATAGCAACATTAATGGTCTTAATAGATTCTTATACTTAGACTTTAAAGACTTAGATGCTTCTTTTGGTGCTATCAAGAGGCTGTCTGTAAGAGACAGGATGTTGAGAGTATACCAAGAAGATAAAGTAGGTATGTTACCTGTGTATCAGTCAATCATAACTAATGCTAGTGGTGGCACAGACTTAACACTATCTACCGAGCTATTCAACAATGTTCAATACTACTCTGGCAACTACTCAATAGGTAATGCCACAGGAAGCCTTATTTCAGACTCATATGCGGACTATTTCGTAGATGACATACGAAAGGCTATTTGTAGACTTGGACAGGAAGGAATCACTCCTATTACGGTTACAAACAATATGAATAAGTGGGCTACATCAAATATTAAAGATGATGCAACTTATACTGCTGGTTATGATGCTGAAAATAGATTAGCCATCTTCTCTTCTGTAAAAGGTTCTGATACATTTACAATAGCTTTCTCAGAAAGAAAAGACAGATTTGAATCATTCTATACATACTATCCAAAGTCAATCATATCTCTAAATAATAAGTTGATTACAACAAATGATAGAGGTGGATTCTGGATTCATTCTAGTGCTGTTCCAAGATGTAATTTTTATGGTACACAGCAAAACACAAGCATAAGAATTGTGTTGAATGAGAGTCCTATGACCAAAAAGATATTTATGACTATGACTCAGATAGGTAACTATCATTGGAACGCTAGTTTAGTAAGAGGCTCTGCAAACACAGTTGACTCATCTATCCCAGCGTCTTTCTTTAGAAAGCAGGAAGGATTTTATAACGCTCCTTTCTTAAGAGATGGAGGAATTGCAACACCAACAGTAGGCAGACCAATACGTGGTAATTCATGTGTAGTAGAATTAACTTCTCCGACACCTAGTAATTACGTAACTTTGCTTATGTTAAAATACACATATAACGAATCTAAAATAAACTAACATGATTGGTCAATTAATAGGTGCTGGCTTAAGCGCAATAGGTGGTATAGCTGGAGTAATAGGAGGCGGTAAAGCTAAAAAGAAAGCGCAAGCTGAAATGGATAGGCTTGGTTCTATGGAGCCAAAAGCTGAAACAGACCCATTTTATGCTCAAAATATAGCTGCAGCAGGAGCTGCTGGGCAAGAGCAAATGAAATATGCAAACCAATTGGCTGGAATGGGTACTGCGTTTTCTAAAGACATAGCAGCTCAACAAGCTCAATTTGGTCAATCTTTTCAATCTACTGCAGAAAAAGGTGCTAGGCAAACAGAAAGATTGGGTCAGATGGCATTCCAAAGAGGATTAGGGGCAGCTGGTGTAATGGGAATGGATGCGCTTGCTCAAACAGGAGCTACAGCAATGAGAGGAGCTTCTGATAGAAGAATGGGAGCTGGTATGGCAGGAGCATTAGCAAGAAATCAAATGCAAGGAATAAATCAATTAGTTGGCCAAGGATATCAGGCTCAGACTCAGGGGTTGGGAGCTTTAATGGGTGCACAGCAACAGGCAGCTAATGCTAGACTTAATGCACTTGGAACAGTTTATCAAACAGGACTTCAAGCTAGACAATTAGGGTTCGGTGCAGAAGCTGCTGGAGTTCAAGGTCAACAACAAGCTGGTCTTACTGGGTTCCAATTAGGTTCTCAAGCTGGATTGCAAATGGCAGGAGCAAACGAAAGAACAGCACAAGCTCAATGGGATTCATGGGCTAATAAATACCAAGCAGCAAGAGGTGATTTAGCTGCCGCAAGAGCACAGCAAAGTTCAGCTTTAGGAGCTTTAGGCTCAGCAGCTGGTTCTTTTGCTAGCGTAAAAGGAAATGGTGGGACTGGATTTTTAAGTAAATTGTTTAAATCAGCATAATGAGTAGAAGACTTGAAAATATACAAACTGGATTTGTTGATTACTCTAAAGTAGGCGAAAGCTTTAATCAAGCTTTTGAACAAGGTAAAAGAATACAATTCGCAGAAGAAGATAGACAAAGACGTATCCAGCAAGAAGAAGACGCTAGAATGGCTGGTGGCGCACAGTTGTATGCAGGATGGATGGATGAAGTCAACAAAATGGAAAATGGCTTAGACCAAGAAGCTAGAGTTAAGTTTGTAGAAAAATTCAATGAAGTCAAAAATGGCTATAGAGGTTTACAAGAAGCTATAAGCAAAGGTGTTAAAGTAGGTACTCCTGCTTACTATGAGTTATATAATCAAGTTAATGCTAAGAAGAAATCAGTATTGGATGAGATAGGTTTAGTAAAACAACTTAATGAAACAACAGACCAGATAGCTAAAAACTATGCTGCTGGATTAATTACAGACCCTGCAATTGAGAAGTCTGTTAAAGATACTAGAGCCGCTGTTTTAAGTGGAACATATAAACCATCAATGGGATTAGTTACTCCTCAGCAAGTTGTAATGAATTCATATAAGCCAGCATCATCTACAATAAAAGCTATATCTACAGCAATACCATTTACAACTAGTGTAGATGCTGATTATCAAGCTGGAAAAGATGGCAAATCAATTGTTAAGACAACAAGATATGTACCGTCACTTAGTGGTTCTATAGCTGCTATTGATAATTTCTTTACTAATTCTAGTCCTAGAGAAACGATTGATATTACAAATAAACTAGCTACTTGGAAGGCAGGGGAAAATGCAGCAGAGTCTTCTAATTACAAGTACTATGTTGCATACATGAATACGGATGCTGTTAAAAAAGACCCTCAGTATGGTGGAATAAAACAACCAGAAGAATTTACAGAGACTGATTACGCATTAATGGAATCATTGCCAGCTAAGTTTAAGCCTAATGCTAAAGAAATTGAATCATTCGCTACATCTACTCAATCTAAGAATTACGATACAGAGAATATTACTAATAACTTTATGAATATGCTTTTTGGTGGTAAAGACAAAGAGATTAATAAAGTAGTTGATAACATTAGTGGAGCTTTAAAAACAAAAGGATGGAATGTTTCAAGGTCTGGTAATAAGATTGTATATCAAAAAGCAAAGGATGAGTATTCTGATGGTATAATTGGTGAATTTGACCTATCTGGAGATGATAAGTCAAGAGCTAATGCAATGGATTTTTTAAATAAATATGTGAGTGCAATTGGTAAAGGTGGAAGGTCTATAATGAACAAGAAATAAAAATAATACCATAACTTTGTCCATATATCAAGGTTATGAATTTTGAACAAAATTTTAGTCCATTAGACCCAAGTAGTGAAGAATACCAATCAATCGGTGACGAGTATCTACAAATGGCACCAGGCGTTAGCGGAGAAGGTGAGAAAAGAAAGGAAGAAAAGCCGATAACACTTAAAGAACTAGGTCAGTACAAATCTCCAAAAGCCCCAAAAGAAATAACCTTAAAAGGTTTAGATGCATCTAAGATTGAAGAGCAGCTTATTGCAGATGCTAAGCAATCACAATTAGCTATAGAGGAGACGTATAACAATGCCGTAAAAGGCGGTACTAGCTATTTAAATGGCTTTATAGAAAAGATAAAGCAAGAAAAGCCAGAGATACAACCTATTGTATCAGATTTTTTACGTGAGCAAGCTTCATTAAATAAGCCAGAACAACTAAGTCAAAGAGTAGAAAAAAGCTATGATTTCCTTAGCAATTTCACAGATATTAATGAGAATGATAGAACTAGAGATGCATGGATTAATAGCCAGTATGCTGGTGCGTATTATTCTAAATCAAACGTTGTAAAAGAAGAGTATGAAGCGTCTTCTTTAAAGGATAAATTATCTCAAAAACAATTTTCTGGCTTACGTTCTTTATCGTATGGTAAAAAAGCTGACTTTAACGATTACATAAACACATTACAAGACCCAGATTCTAGTCAGGCAGAAAAAGATTTAGTATTAGCTAAACTTGATAAAGTAGCTTCTAATATTGATATTGCTGCTGGTGCTGCAATGGGTAAAGAAGGTAATACTAATGGTATTGAATTATTTAATAGTGGAACATTTGGAGCTAAAGAAGCTACAAATAAAATGATTCAAATAGAGTATGACAATCCATTTACTATTCAGTCTTTTAAAGATATAGTAGGAAGAGCTACAGAAAGAGGTTTATATAGCGCAGAAGGTGCTGATATACTTACTGTTACATCAGAAAACACAGGTATCCCAGTAGAGAGACTAGCAGAGGTAAACAGATTACAACAGGAGGCTAGGCAATCAAAAGCATACGAGGAATTCCAAAAGAATATGTCTTTTGAAACCTTTATGAAGAATCCAATAGGTATCATGGCTGAGCTTACATTAGAAAGCTTAGTTGCGATGTATAAACATGGAGCATCAAGAATGGTAGCTGGTGCAGCAGAAGGTGCAGCATTAGGCTCTGTAATCCCAGGATTTGGAACAATAACAGGAGCTAGTACAGGATTTATTGCTGGCTCTGGTTTAACATCATTAAATCTAGAACACTCATCAAAAATAATGGAAACACTTTCAGAAGAAGGTGTTGATATTACAAATGCTAACAGCTTAAAAGATGCATTCGCTAACGAAGAGTTAATGGATAGGGCTAGAAAAGCTGGATGGGAAAAAGGGGTGCCTGTAGCTTTATTTGATATGCTATCTGCTGGTATAGCTGGTAAGTTTGTTTCAAAGAGCGCTAAAGCTATAATGACAACAGGAGCTCCATCTATTGGAAGAAAGGTTGCAGGAGGATTTGCGGAATTAGGAGTTCAATCTACATTAGGAGGTGCAGGTGAAGCTGCAGGACAATTGGTAGAAAAAGGTAAAATATACGACACAAATGCCATAGTAATGGAGATGCTTGGCGAAACATTTGGTAGCGCAGGAGAAATTGTTACTGGTCGTGCATTTGAAATTGCTAAAAGAAATGAGCCTTTAAAAACAAAAGATTTAGTTGATATAGTATCTAGGAATGATATAGGATTTATCAATAATAATATTGACGTGCACTTAGGTGCTGGAATTCTAACAGAAGAGCAAGCAAATGCAATGAAGTCTCAGGTTGCTTACGCAAAAGGTATGATGAATAAGCTTCCTACTGGCATGAGTATAGATGGTTCAGCTAATATTATTGATTTAATAGGTCAAAGAAACCAAATTATATCAAATGCAGAAACATTAGATGATGCATTTAAGAAAAAAGCAAATGCAGAAGCAAAACAAATAGACGAACAAATTTTAAACATATTTAATTCAGAAGAAAATGCCATTAAAGAAAGCACAAGGAAAGAGCAAATCAGCACTGAACAAGGCGGTATCAGCCAATATCAGGGAACTCAACCAGTCCAAGAACAAGCGACCAATGAAGCAAAAGATAGCAATCGCCCTATCAGCGGCCAGGCGCAATTCCAAGTAGGTCAACAGGATGTAGGTGTTTATAAAAAAGAAACATCAGCTATTACAAATAAGATGAATGACATTGGAGGTGCAGCTGTAGAATTTACTGCAGATGCAAGCGTTAATGCTACATCTAAAGCAAATGTTGGTACACTTTCTCAAAGGGAGGGTGTTGTTAAAAGTCCAAACGTATTGTCTATTACTGATTTTAACGGCATTCCAATGATGCTTACAATATCAGATGAATTGACTACTGGTTCTATTGTTAACCCAGAAACAGGTAATACAATAGATAATTTAAATGGTGGTATTGGATTTAATTATAGCGAAGGGAATACTGAATTTGCATGGGCGTACACAGATGAAAAAACAGCTGTTGATACACTTAATTCTGCAAAGAATATTTATCAAGCTAATAAAGAACTGTTTGATAAGTTGTGGGCTGAAGGTAAGTTACCTCAGAATCACATACCTGTTGCTGTTGTAAAAATGGGAGTAGACGCTATTACATCCAATGAGGCTGTATTTAGAGTTCTTGCTGATAATGTTGCATCTATTCCAAAGGCAAACCAAAAAGCGGCATACAAAGCGCTTGTACAAGATATAAAGAGTAGGTTAGATATAACACAGAAAACTGTAAATGAGAATACAAAAGCAGGCAAGGATATATCTGCCTCTTTAAACAACAAATTAAATGGTTATAAAACTATATATAATGAGTATTTAAAGTCTAATAAAGATATTGAAAGCGTTATTAACAACATAGGTTCTCTTAATATTAATACTAGACCACTTATTACAGATAGAATAACAATGGGCGAAGTTGGTTTATTGCCAGCAAAACCAAAGGTTACAAAATCTACTGTCCCTGTTGTAAAGGCTTTATTAAATACATTGCCTCAAGAAAGCGCAAAGAAGCTTCATCTAGGTTACATAACAGAACCATTAAGAGATGAATCAATCAAAAATGTGCCTGCAAGACATGTTATTGGGTTTGTAGGTATTGATGTATCTAAAGATGCGCCAGTACAAACATCTACGCATAAAAATTATCCATACGCATTATCTGGTCAAGGATTAGGTGTTGTAGAAAATACAGCACATATCGCATCTGTAATGCCAACAGCTTATGGTAATGTAGTATCTAAAATAACTGATGTAGTGGCTAAAGAGGGTTCTATTACACCTAGTGAGGCTGTAAGTAGAGCATTGCCTTCTGGATTAGCAAATGCTATATTTAAGAATAAAACATTAGCTACAAATGATAACCTATCAAAGCTAATAGGATTCTTGAATTTATCTTTCCCTGATGTAACATTCTTTACAGATAAACAATCATTTGAAGATGTGTTGTCATCAGAAGGAGTTAAGGAGTATTTAAAAGATGGAGATGTTATTTATGGTGTTACAAAAGATGGTAATATATATTTAAATCCAGAGAAAGCAACATACAATACAGCTATCCACGAAATGGGTCACATATGGGTAGATTTTATAGAGAATACAAATCCTACATTATTTGCACAGGGGTTAAAGCTAGTAGAAGGAACGCCTGAATTTGAATCAGCTAAGGCTAGACTAGGGGATAATGTGTTTGCTAGAAAAGAGGCATTAGCAATGCTTATAGGGAACAAGGGAGAAACTATAGCTGATGCTGCTATGCAATCACAGTTTAAAGAATGGCTTGTTGGTGTATGGAAATACCTACAAGAGATATTCCCTAACTTAAGAAAACTAACTCCAGAGCAAGTTCAAAACTTGTCTTTACAGGACTTTTTAGGTGGTGCATTGCAGGATATACTTTCAGGTAAACCAATATCAACACAGAGGGCTGAATATACATCTACTCAGTCTCAGTTCCAAATGGGTGAAAAACCATCTTGGTTTGACGATACGCCAGGCTCTCAAATGATAACAATAAATCAAGATTTTATAAGAGAGAATCCAGACCTTGTTAATGTATATAAAGATTATTTGTTTTCAATAAATAAAAACAAGTTCAAGGGGTCTGCTAGTGCTTTAAGAAAAGGTATTGATGATTTAATAAATCAGAACAAGAGTAAAATTGATGCACAACAGGTAAGGAACTTTATAGTTAACATGTATAAAGCTACTCCAAAAAGTAAAGCTAATATATCAAAAACTATAGCAAGTCTTAATGCGGTAGAAAGGATGTATGGTCTATTTACAGATAGAGCAAATCAATCAACTAAAGAAGAACTTAAGCGTAGTGTAGAAGTTAATAGTGAATACACGGATAAGGAAAAGGAAATAATATTCGGTATGATTGATGATATCATACCAGAGAATGTTTTTAATTTTATTTCTACTGGAAAAGAAAAGAGTCAAAACTACTACCAATTTGCAACAAACTTATTAAAATCAAAACAACCATCTGCATTTATACATGAGGTTGGGCATTGGGGATTTTTTAACATACTAACGCCAGAAGAAAGAGTAGAGTTCTTCAAATATTCAGCAGAAAGATTTGCAAAAGGAACTACTACATTAGAAGAGGAGCAAGCTTTAGGTAAACCATTTAAGGTTACAAGAGAAAAACAAGGAGGAGGTGTATCAGAAGCAACTGTTCAATCAAATGCTTCAGAAGACTTTATGGAATACTTTGCAGAACAATTCCGTCAGTACTATATTGAAAATAAAATAACTGATGCTCAGTTTGACACATTATTTAAGAAGATATCATTAGTATTAGACAAGATACTTGATTTATTTAGAAAGGCTAGCTATAATAAGGAGCTTGTAAAGTATTTTGATAAGATAATAGATGCTAGACCAAAAGAAACAGCACCAATTCAAGAAGCGCAGCAAGAAACAGGAATAGTAAAAGCTGAACCAGTACAACCATCTACAGAGGTTGGAATAGTACCCCCTACAGGAGAGGTTGGAATGCCAAAAGAACAACAGCAACCATCAGGACTCCCAGAAAAGAAAAAGTACTCTTGGGAAAAGGGCACATCAGGTAAGCCAGAGCCAGGAGAGACAATGATTAAAACTTCTACTGGTAGATATGTTGCTATTGAAACAATGAATGGCCAGAAGACAGACATAGATAGAAAGCTTAATGAAATTAAAAAAGCAAAGCCTTCTTTATTTAATGTAATCAATACAAGATTAAGAACAGCTTGGTTAGACAATCAAGATAGAGTATTGAGAGGATTAGCAGAGATTGGGAAGCAAGGACAATTAGTTAAGGCATATTTACTTACGAGGAATAGCGCATCAGCTACTGCAACAATAAAGGCGGAAGCTGCTGTTAAAGAGATATATGGTGATATGTCTAAGAAAAAGACATTCAATATTAATGGCGCTAAGTTCACCGAGTATGAATTGTTTAATCAGGTGATTGGTTATCAAAGAGTTATATCTATTCAAGAGCAAATGAATCAAGCATATCAAACTATGTTAAATTCAGAGATTGGTTCTCCAGAATATAACAAGAGTAAGAAAAAGCTTATTGATAACAACATGATTGACGTTGATGGAAATTTTATTGGAGAAAGCTTAGATGTTGAGTTTGCAATGGGTAACGTAACAGCTACGCAGGCAAAAGCATTATTATACGAGATAAGAGAATCAATAGGAGAAGATGCCTTTGATAAATTAATGACTAGCTCAGAAAAGTACAGCAAGCATTTTAATGGCATGATGAAAGATAGGCTAGATGCAGGATTGATTTCTCAAGAAACATATGACTATCTAGTTAAATTTTTCTATGCGCCTGCTAGATATATTAGCGATGCATTGATAGACCCATTATTGTCATTATCTGAGAAGACAGCTTCTTACAGACAGGATTCTATATTAAGAATGAGAACACTTGCTGGTGGTACAGAGAAGTTGAATATGAGTGACTATGAAGGTTTATTGAGAGCTATGACATATGCATCAGAGTATTCAGTATCAGAAAATAGAGCTACTAATAGATTCTATGATTTAGTTTCTGAGAATCCAGCTAAGTTTAACGAAGCTGGAATTAGACTTGGTACTAAATTAGTTCCTATTGAAATAGAAGGGCCAGTTAAATTTGACGTAATTGATGATAAGGTTAAAGCAATACAAGAAGGTAAAGCAAAATCTGCATTAGAATTACCTAGTGGACAAAAGCAATTGCCATATAAAGGAATGCAAAAAGCAGGTGAAATGGGCATTAAGCCTTATGTAGCTCCTGTTGATATTGAAGTTGATGGTAATGGCAATAAATTTAGAGTAGTACAAGAGCAAGCAAAAGAAGGAGAAGATTATATTAAAACTTACTTTAATGGTCAGAGATATGACCTTATTGTTCCTCAATGGTTTGCTGACCAATGGTATAACAGAAATGTGAAATCAATGAGTGCACTTTCTTTTGTAGGAAAGTTAACAGGAGCTAATTTACTTAGAGTAGTTGCTACAGGAATAAATCCTGTATTTGGTATTGCTCAGCTTATACCAGATACTATATCTGCTTATACTGCAACATTAGAGGAAAGAAAGCTACCTATACTTATTGATTATCCTATATTCTTTGCCAAGACATTGATGGCTTCTAAAGATATAATGAGAAACTCTAAAGATTTCCAAGAAGCTATGCAATATGGAGCTACTACTAACTTCTATAATGGAGGTATGGTTTCTTTTGAAAGAGGTTTATTAGGTAAGGAAGATAACTCATTAGAAAAAGTAATTGAGAAATGGAATGTACCAGGACTTAAGCAATATGTGATGGGGTCTAAAAGAATCACAGAAACCACAGAGCAAATGAGTAAAGTGGCTTTGTATAAATCTATTAGAGATAGCAAAATAAATGAGTTTAAAAAAGATAATAATAGAGAGCCTAACCAGCAGGAAATGGAAGATATTAAAATAGAAGCTGGCGCTATGGCTAGAGGCACAGCTGACTTCCATAGAAAAGGAACATGGGGTGGAGAAATAAACAAGATTGTTCCTTACTTAAATGCTGGTATACAGGTTCAAAGAGCTGTATTCTCATCAGCAAAAGCAAACCCTAAAAAGGCTTTAGCATATTCTATGGAATTTGCTGCTTATGCTACATTATTAACTCTTAGTGCTTTAGGTGCTGGAGATGATGACGAGTTAAAAGAAAAGAAGAGAAAGGCCTACATGAAACTATCTGAGTTTGATAGAGATAACAGAGTTTTATTATACTTTGTTGAATCACAAGAAAAGTTTGTATCTGTTAAGATACCAGACTTCTTAACACCTATCCATTCATTAGCTAGAAGGCTTACAGAAAGACAATACCTAGAAGGTAAAACTTTAAATAGTAGGGATGCTTATGAGGTTACAGTAAATGTAGCAGATGCGTTCCCATTAACACAATTTGCCAATCTAGAAAAGGTAGGTTCAAGAAACCCATTATACTCTGCTATCGCTAAATATAAATTCAATAGAGACCCATATAGACAAGAAGAAGTTGTTCCGTATGAAGAGGCTACAAAAGATTATTTAGAAGGAGCTCAAGTTGGTAAAAAGCAATCTTCAAAGCTATTCCAAAAAGCAGGAGAACTTACTAAAGACATGCCATTATTACCAGAAGGTATATCTCCTGCAAGATTAGAAGCTGCAGCAGGAAGTGTGCCTTTCAAGAGTAACCCATTATCTGGATTTGCCATGTTCTTAACAGAAGCAGGGACTTCTGAAAAGACTTTATTTGAAGAAAGATATGGCAAGAATACAAGAGATATGGTATTAAAAGCAAGTGGTATTACTGATAGATACTTTAAAGAAGGAAGCAAAATAAATCAAAGTATTACAGGATTATCAATTGAAGAAACCAAAGATAGAGGTGAGTTTAAAAATGAACTTACAAAGCAATTATTGCCAAAGTTAGATTCAGCTCTTTTAACAATGAGCAGGCCAGAAGCTTTTAAAAAGGTTAGAACTGAGTTTGTGAAAGGCGATTATCAAAAACTTAGCCCAGAACAAAAGCAAATAGCTAGAAGTGTAATAGAAGGCGAATTAAAGTCTAGAGTTAAAAATGTAGCTAAGGATGAGATGATTAGTCAGATTGTTAAAATGAACGGAAGTGATGCCAAGATTGATGGAATCATTCAAACATTAAACACTATAAAGGTAACAGAAGCATCAAAGATTGAGT